ATTGATTCCAACAAAGTTAAAAATATCATATGCTTCTGTAGATGATGCACCAACAGTACCACCATTCCAACGAATAGATTTAGTAACACCATTCAACTTAACGACATTACATGTTTGTGCTATTCCCGTCTGTTGAACAAACACACTAAATGTCAATGTGTGATCATCAAAGTCACTAGTAGTAGGAATATTGTTAATCTCTAATGTAATATCTCCTGTAGGATTGGTTGTAAATCCAATATTAGATGTTGAAGTATCATAGTTTAAGGTAACAGTATTACCACCAACTCTAGTAACTTTCTCTGCAACATTTTTTAATCTAGTATCTGTTGGATTTAATGTATCTGCATTTACAGTAGTACCAGTAAATGTAGTCGCAGTTATAATACCAGTATTAAGAGGGATATTAAACTCAAATGCTCCCTTTGTATTATTATATGTTAATTTCTTATCTGTTGTTCCAAAAATCTGAATACCAGAACCATCTGCTAATGCATCTGTAGGTGTTGCTGTAGAACCAATACCAACTAATTTATCCTTTATATTTAATTCTTCTGTATCAATTGTGGTCATCGTACCAGCAACTGAGAGTCTACCATTAACCTGTAGATTCGTTACGATACCAGCCTGTGCGATTATAGTACCACTAAGAGTTAGACCACCACCAGATATCTGAGTATCACCAGCAATTGTCGGACCTGCCGTTCCAGTTCTATTCTTTATGGTATCAACATTTAGAGATGACATTTTTTATTACTTTTTAGGTATTTATGTTGTTAACAACTATACATCAGCAGTGTTATTATTCGGGAAAGTTCTATTATAACCCCAAATAATTCTTATTTGCCCAGCTCCACCAGCACCAATGTCAGTGCCTCCATTCCCACCGCCACCAACGTAAGCATTATAAGTTGTGCCAGGTGTTACTGGAATGCTATTCTTCCAACATAATGCTCCACCACCGCCTGATCGTGTTCCAGTTTGGTTCGTAACACCTCCTCCACCACCATAATCTGCACCATTATGACTTTGAGAATCTTGACCACCAGATCCACCTTTTCCCCAGAAGGTTGCATCAGCACCTTTACCATACATTCCTACTCCACCACCACCTCTTGGTTGTCCCTGACTATCACCATTTGGAGGATTACCAGTATATGATCCACCTCCAGCACCAGATCCACTACCAGTTGTATATTGACTATTACTTGCACCCCACAGAGTTCCTCCACCACCTCCAGGTTGACCAGGACCACTATATCCTGCAGCACTTCCACCACCTGCTCCATAAGAAGATGAAGCTCCATCACCACCACTCCAGTTTTGATCACCACCACTAGCTGACCCACCAGCAGCAGAATTAGTATTCCGAGAATAACCACCACCAGCAGTAAGAGTTACACTACCAAAAGTAATTGTTGTATCTCCTGTAGCATCAGTCCATCCACCTCCAGCACCAATACAAACAACAGAAACTCTATGTACACCTGCAGGACATGTCCATGTAGTTGCATTTCCTGCAGAATTTAATACTGCTTGTCCAGCTGGTGGTGGTGTAAAATCAAGATTTAATGCCATTGCTAAACTAGTATTTCTGGAAGTAGATCCATAAGTCCAAGCAACGTCCCTATTTACTGATCCACCAGAAGTATCATCAAGTCTCCATGAGAAACACTCAGCTTCATTACCACCCTTACCCCTAAGACTAGGATTATGATACCATCCATTTCCACCACCCTCACCTATTGAAGTTGAAGCAGGGTTTGTTCCACTAATATACATGTTATTAGAACCTCTAGTTCCAGCAGTCCAAACTGAGAAAACATAAGGACTATATGGTGCAGATGGTTGATTTAGTGTCATACTTAATGCACAACCACTACCCGTTTGATTATCACTATATGTTGCTTGCTGCTCACTAACATTACTAAGAGGAACTGGACCTCTAAACACATACAAATGTGTATCCTCATTAGATCCTACCTGACCATAATAGTTATTACCACCCTCAGTACCATCTGCTACCCTATAAAACAATCTCTGGTCAACAGCAGCATGTTCAGAACTTTGAGTACAAAGAGTAAATCCAGTAGGAATATTACCAGTGATACTAGAAGTAACATCAGGACCATATTCCATAATAATCAATAAGTCACCTGCACGTATTCCATAAGGTGCTCTTACCTGTGAAGTACCATTATCTGTAAAGTTGCAAGTATGATATATCTTCTCAAATCTTCCATTAAATGTAGTTGCTACTGGGTAATGAGCACCTACATCTGTACCATCAAAATCTTTTCCGTGTTTTATATAAACTAATCCAGCACCACCACCTCCACCAATTCCATTACTATTATATCTTCCAGCAGCTCCTCCACCACCAAAGGAACCACCACCTCCTCCACCACCTTGTTGACCTGATCCTGTACCACCTATTCCACCATTTGTTCCACCATAATTACCACCAGAACCACCTACAGCACTATCTTTGTTTTCTCCAGTATTACCACCATAGACTCCACCATAACCACCTAATGTTCCACCACCAGATCCATCACGAGTATCAGATGAAAGATGAGTACCATCAGTACCTCCACCACCACCTCCCATGGCTCTTTGTGTATAACCACCTATTGCTAATTCTCCTCCAGGTCCACCATCACCACCACATTCATTATCTGATCCTCCACCACCGCCTCCACCAGCGTACATACTTCCCGATCCACCATGTCCAGCCCATCCATTATCTGCACCATATCCACCTCCACCAGCACCACCGTTTGATCCACATGCATCATCTGATGGTACAAAAGGCCAACCCCATCCACCCATAGGATCATTTGCAGAAGGATATCCTTTTCCTCCAGTACCGTTTATATCTCCACCAATTCCTTGTCCACCATTAGCTGTATTACCTTGAGCTGAACTAGAAGCACCACCTTGTCCACCTGTTGCTTCTATTGTTTGACCATTAGGTCCATAAAATTTACTCTCTGTGCCATCTAAACCACCACTATTCCGATTCTCATCTCCAGCAGTACCTACATCTAAAGTATAAGTCGTTCCTGGTACTAAATTGGTATAATATTTCATTACAGCACCACCGCCTCCTCCACCACCATTATTACCAGCACCACCGCCACCGCCAACACAAACAACTCTAGCTGCAGTTACACCAGCAGGACATACCCACGCAATACCATTACCTGGCGTGAAAAATATTGCCTCACCATCAGGAATACTACCACCACCAGAAGAAGCATTAGCTTGTCTCCTTAGTGCAGCAACTTTTGATCCATAGGTAGAACTTATGTTGGCTCTATTCAGAAGTGGTGACATTAAGCATATCCTCCATTAACCGCACCTAGTAGATAATAATTAGTGCATGTAGCAGCAGACCCTACTGTATTGATTCCTGTAAAACTATAAACATCCATTCCACTTGTCGTTGTTAATCCTGACGTTGCACTAGCAAGAGATCCACCTGCCCAACGTATAGGAGCAGTATATCCATTTAAGTTAACTGTAGTGCATGATCTTGCTGTTCCTGCCTGTACGATAGCAAGAGAGAAAGAAATAGCATTATTATCAAAATCAGCAGTCTCAGGAATACTCTCTACATTCAGAGTAATATCACCTGATGAACCAGTCACAACCGCAATATTACCACCACTATTATATTGTAAACCTACTGTATTACCTGATGCCTGTACTACTTTTTCTGATGCAGTTACAATTCTATTCTCATCTGTTGAAAGAGGAACATTAAACTCAAATCCTTTCTTAGTATTATTATATGTTAATTTCTTATGAGTAGTACCATATATTTCTATACCTGCCCCATCTGCTGTAATATCTGTAGGACTAGCAGTAGAAGAAATACCAATCGTTTTATCCTTTACATTAAAATCATCATAGTTAATAATAGTCTGTGTTCCCTGAACTACTATATTACCAGGAAAAGTAGTGGTATCACTAGCAGAACCCATTGTAGTTGCAGTTAAAACACCAGAAACTACAGCACCTTCAGTAAAGTTTGCACCCTTTGGAAAAGTAGGAGCACCTGTACCATCCTTATTATAAATGTTATCAACTTGTAACTGCGACATTTTTCGTACTTTTTAGATATTTATGCAATGGCATAATATATGTATGTCTCATTTGCGACATTGATTTCAGTTCCACCACCACTCTCAATCCTAAACCCAGTATCAGTCCTCTTAATCCAAGGATTACTACCAGTAACTTGAACACCAGTATCATCTAATCTCATATAAGGAGTAACAGCATTTGAGAATGGGTTATCACCACTTGCCGACATAGTAGCTCCTGTGTAACTAATTGTACCTGGAGTTACTGTTGATGCAAGAGGATCTGTAGTACTCTGCATGAATAACATCTTAGTGTCACTAGTTTGAGCCAATGCTGATGTTGGAGGTGTAAAGTTAGATGTATATAAAGTTTCATTTGTTATACGGAAGTTTGATAACTGTCCATTAAATGCCCAACCACCACCACTTTGTCTTCTACCAAAGTAACAATCTTGCATACTATTGATAGACCTACCAGAACTATTACCAGTTGCTTCATGAGTTCCATCAATGAATATTTTAACTTGTCCACCATCTGGTCTTGAGCAAGCAACATGATGCCATACTCCATCATTTATTGCTGTTGTTGAACGAGTATACTCATCAGCATTAGCAACTTGTTCATTCATTTCTATTTTTCCACTATTAGATCCAGTACCACCATTATTACCAATACATAATCTAAATCCATTATTAGCAGCAGCATTAAACATGATCCAACCAGCATTTGCAGTTGTCTTAATCCAGAACTCAATTGTATATGGACCATTTCCAAACCTAAAAGCACCCTGATCAACTACTCTTAGAGTATCAGTAACATTACCAGTAAATGTAATACTACCACTAGAAGCACCTGATGTTGCATCAGCTATACCTCTTTGCTTGTCAAAACAGAACCATCCATCACTAGAAGAAGTATTAGTAATTTTCTTTATTATTATTGCACGAGCACCAGTAGTAAATCCACAATCAATATTTTGAGGATCTCCATTTGCTAATGTATCATATTTTCCTACCTTACTAAGACCAGGACAAGTTGCAAACAAGAATGCAACATTGTCATGACCACTAGATGCAACACTACCCATTGTAAAATGAGTTTTTGTATGAGGAACAGTACCATCACCCCAAAGACCAGAACTAGTAGCAACAGATTGTGCCGAGGTCTCTAGATATTGTGTAACTGGTAGGTCTTTATGATACACATACATTCCAGTTTGATTACCACTAACTCTACGTTGCCATATCATTTCAGGAACTACACCCAAATTATGTGGATATGGTTGATTGTCATTACCAGTTGACCCAAAATAACAAGAATCAAAGAATCCTTTTGCTCTTCTCCAAGTCCATATTATATCATTATTACCTAAATTATTACCACCATAATTTCCACCATTCATAGGCCATTTAATATTTTGTGTATCAGTCTGCGATTGATTTCCATCCAAATCCCACTTTGTTTGATATGAACTACTTCCGCCAGGACCACCTGTATTAGATGTACCACCTACTCTAGCCCAACACTCTCTTGCACCACCACTAGCATCATAGGACTGTAATACAAAACCAGCATCAGGTGCAAATCCATATGTTTTTACTTCAGTAGAAGTACCTGTGTTTGTAGGTTGATCTCCATGACTATTAGGGAATGAACGCCCATTACCCCAAATAATTCTTACCATACCTCCACCACCAGATCCACCAACTCCACCATATCTTCCACCGCCACCACCGCCACCATATGTACCACCATTACCACCATTACCAGCACCACTATTTGGCCAATAACCACCAGATCCTGCAGTACCATTAGTTCCACCACTTCTTCCAGTACCATAGTTAGGTGAAGCAACCTGATTATTGTTTATAATATCATATGTACCTGCACCATTATGACTATTAGATGGGTTTGGAACAGATGTCTGAGTAAATACACCACTACCACTAAAAGCTACACCACCTCCTCCACCACCAGTTCCATATCCACCTCCACCACCAGCAAAGTTACCATTTCCATCTAAACCTTCCATCCTATTACCATTTCCACCAGCACCACCAGTTGTACCACCTCTAGAACTATCATTATTTGGTGGTTGCCCTGATTGAGTATAATCAGATCCACCCAATCCACCACCATCTCCAACTATCATTCTTCCAGCATCACATCTATTATTATTTTGCCATACTGCACCACTAGCATGACATAAAACAACTCCACTACTATTAGTAACTTTACTATCTGTACCATTCCCACCTGGTGCTGTTGGATGTTGAGGACCAGATCCACCATTACCACCAGATCCAACATCAACAGTCAAATTTTCTCCAGGAGTTACAGAAACAGTATTGGCATAAGCACCTCCTCCACCAGCACCACCAGCAGCAGAATATCCACCTCCACCGCCACCGCCACCACCAGCACCTCCACCTATCATACCTATATGAATAGTCGTGCAATTAGCAGGAACAGTCCAAGTATAACTACCAGGAGTCGTATATTCTGTTTGACCAACTGGTGGCTCAACTGATCCACTATCAACAATATTAGTTACAAATCCTCCATTATTACCCTGATAAGTGGAAGAAGAGGAAGCACCTTTTGCAAGAGCAAATAAATCTACTGCTTTACGTTTAGTATCTTTAGGATTTCCTAATAATCCTTTACGGATAGCAACATAGATAAATCTTCTTCCATTAGCTTGATTCATAACTCTGAATCCTCTTGCATGAAAATTCATCTCAAGATTACTTGTACCACTTTCATGCTGATTGTCATTTGCTAGTAGATATCTAGCATATTTTCCTACACCTCTCTTATCATCCCAGATCAACCAATCTCCTGTTGTTCCTGGAAAACCAGTAGTATCCTCACAAACCTCTTTCGTCAGTATCCACTGTGGCTCCCATCCAATATCATTATATGCCTCATTACCTCCAGTTACTGGAGAAGTTCCACCACCATTTGTATTAAAATATCCACAACGAATCATACCATCAGCACTCTCATCATGAGCAAAAATATAAGCTATATACCTTTCTCCATTATTATTAGTTCCCAAATAACCTGCACCAGATGATGTCTCATAGTTATTCCAATTTGATGTTACATGGAATTGATTTGTTTTATTATCAGGACCACCCAAACTTGGATATTGTGCATCAGGAGTATCTCCAAGATTCCATATAGTAGTATGATTAGTATTCAACTGGCATACACCTTGACCAGGAGTTGCAGTCTGAGTTTCAGCATTCCTATGAATAGCAACCCATCCAGCATTACCCTGATCTAGGTTCTTTATCATAAGAAATCCAGGAATATTATCTAAGGCATGGTCAATATAGCGAGATGTAGCACCGTTCCCAGTGTACTCTACGATATCCATAAATTTAGGATCTCTAGCAAAACTCCAGGATGCATAATAATACGAAGAATTATTTACACGACTATCATTACCAACACTAAATCCATCTCCTGTAAACGCAGAAATGTTATTCTGATCAGTACTCTCTGAATTATTAGCATCAGGAAATATATGTTTGTCACGTCCTCTTATAGTATCAACAATAGTATTCTGTTGAGCTTGACCTCTTGATTTAATCCATACCATTCCACCTTTTTCAAGATATTTAACTCTTGTTTTCTTAGTATATGCACCATTAGTAAAGACAGCACCATCTGCACCTAGTATATCTGCAGACTTACAGCATACAAATAATGTATAGGTATTAGCACCATCAGCCCAATCAGAAAACGGTTTTGTTGGTAAAGAGAAATTAGCCTTATATCTACAAATACCTTTTGTTACCCTAAAGTTTGATACTCTTCCTTGGAAATTATAGCTTGCTGGATATGCTTTTTGCCCACCAACTATCCAAGAATCAGTACTAGATCCCCAAGTGATGGAGTTAACAGTATTAGATGCTTGTTCTACACCATCTCTATAAAACCTAGCTTCCTGCTGATTACCACCAAGTGATTCAACAGTAAATGCATAATGATGCCACCCTGAATCTGCAGCAACCCCTGTACCCTCTGTTAGAATGGTAGTACCACCATTACCAATTTTAACCCAATATGTACCTGTATTCTGTCCATTAAGAGCAATATGTAATCCAGCACTAGTATTACCAATATCCATTACAGTCATATATGGATCTTTCTCTATAGGAGTACTAGAATTTAACGGAAATCTTTTCTCCCACCATTCTACTGTAAAACTTTCATTACTACCAAAATCAAACTCACTACTTGTAGTAATCTCTATAGTTTCACTCAATCCAAACTGTATACTATTATATCCCTCACCAGTTCCTGTAAATGGAGAATCTGTTGATGGAATTGGACTACCACCTCCAAATTTTTGTATATGAGAAACAGTAGCACTAGCACCCCAATAAAGATAAGTTGAGAAGAAATCTTCTATATTATTAAAAATTGCAGATCCAGGTGGGGCACTGTATGGTCTTCTACCAAATCCTTGTGCCCAACTCAATCTTGATAGAATAGGTGACATTTAAGCATAACCTCCGTTCACTGATCCAAGTACAATGTAATTTGCCGTTGTTGATGCAGAACCAACAGTATTGATTCCAGTAAAGTTATAAATGTCAGTTCCGTTTGTTGTCGTTACACCTGTTATTGCAGCTGCTAATGACCCACCTGCCCACTTAATAGGAGCAGCAAGTCCATTAAGATTCACTGATGTAACACTCCTTGCAGTACCAGTATTACTTACTATAACACTAAATGTCAAGGCATGATCAGCAAAATCAGATGTATCTGGTATCTGATTTACATTTAAGGTTATATCACCAGTAGGAGTTGTTGTGAATCCAATATTACTTCCACCTAACTGATAAACTAATCCAACAGTATTACCATTCTGTCTATTAACAAATTCTGATATTCCTCTAACTCTTAATTCTTGTGGTTGAGATAGATTAGCAGTAACAATACCAACACTTATACTAGGTGATCCGATTAAACCTGCAGAAACTGTTGCACTACTAGCAGTTCCTGTAACATTACCAACAACATCACCCGTTAAATCTCCACTAAACCCCGTAGCAGTTACAACACCAGCACTTATTGCACCCTCTGGTAAATTGGGAGGTGTTCCAGCAGTTCTACCACTTAAATTAGTAACTCTTAAATCTGACATTAGCTTGCATCTCCTAATTGTAGAACATCAATAATCATACTCTTACCAACACCAATCGTAACAGCAACTCCTGCTCCAATCTCAATCTCTGGTATTACAGACAAAACGTATGTTGTAGTCAATCCAGCATTATTAGTATCAATCATCAAATCTTCTTTCACAGTTGCACTTGCTTCAAGATAAGTAAAAGGAGTAGGATTACCATCCGAATAAGTGATAGGTGTTCCAATTCCACCTCCACCTCCACCTTGGATGTAGACATCTATTGTTCCTCCATCAGGTTGCATCTTAAAGGTATTACCTGCACCAATAAAGTTAATAGCAGTAACACTAGTACCAACAGTAAGACCTTCTGATTTTATACCAACTGCAGTAGGAGGAACTACTGGAAGAGATGTACCAACAGAAAGACCGTGGAAACTCAATCCATTTACAGGAGGAGTACTAAACTCAATTTTGGTATTTCCAATTAAATTATAATCTTCACCTGGATTCTGTATAACACCACCAATACTTATAATAAGTTGTTCTGGTCTAATTGGATGAGGTGATATTGGTACATTACCAATCGTCAAATCAAAAGTTGTCAAAATCCCATTAAAATAACCAGATATATTATCCAGTTCTCTAATACCATTAACTGATGCCGACTCAAAACTGATCCATACAGATCCATTCCATACATAGGTATATCCAGCATTAACATCAGTATAAACCTGATTTAGGGTGGGATTATCTGGAAAATTAAGGACTTGCATTATTTACGCTTTTTAGATATTTATAGTAGAATGAATACTACTTGCTTTTCTTATTTATCCGTATTATAATCTATTAAAAACACAATGATCATATTAACAGGTAGCGAGGGTTTTATAGGAAAAAAATTCCTGGAAAAATTATCGGGCAAAAAGGTAATTGAAGTCGAAAAAAGGAACAGTTGGCATTTTCGTACCTTTAATCAATGGCAGGAAGTAGAACTCATACTACATCAAGGTGCTATCTCTGATACTACATGCACCAATCTAAAAGCATTCAACCATTTTAATGTTGAGTTTACTGAATGGTTATGCGAACAAGCAATAAGATATAAAATACCAATAAAATATGCATCATCTGCATCAGTTTATGGACATCTTAATAAAGAGAATTTAATTAATCCACTCAACTACTATGCAATATCCAAAGTCATCTCAGACTATTGGGTACAAGATCATATGGATGAATTTAAGTTAATACAGGGATTTAGATACTTTAATGTCTATGGTGATGGTGAAGATCATAAAGGAGATCAAGCAAGTCCTGTATCCAAATTCACTAAACAAATTAAAGAAACAGAAACACTAAAATTATTCAAGGGATCTGATAGATATCTTAGAGACTTTATATATGTAGATGATGTTGTAAATATTGTTCTTAATAATGATAAACCATCGGGTATCTATGACTTAGGTACAAGTAATCCTATCAGTTTCCAAGAAGTAGGAGAATTAGTAGCAAAAAAATATAATGGTACTATAGAATATATACCATTTCCAAAGCACTTAGAAGGTAAGTATCAAGAATACACTCGTGCTAAAAAGGAATGGGGTGATTATAAATTTACTACTGTTAAAGAGTATCTCCAGGTATAACTCTATTACTATCCTCATCAAAATGTTGCGTAGAGAACTCAAACAACTCTGAGTCTGCCTGTGCAACCATTTGATGACGCAATCCTCTATGGATATGAAACTTATCACCTGGTTCTAGTACAATAGTCTTGGCATCTTCTAAAGAATCTGTCTCACCATAAAATAAAAGAATACTACCTGACTGTAGATAGAATGTCTCATCTTTTAATTTATGATAGTGCCATGAACATCTCTTACCTTTATTAAAAAACAACAACTTACCACAATACTCATCAGTATTGACGATCCATTTTTCATGTCCCCATCCTTTAGGAACAAATTTAATATCATTATTCATAAGATAAGACCCTCTCCCCAACCAACAAGAACTCTTCTCTTACCTTTAGTAACAGGTGTAACTTTATGTAGCATCCAGGATGGGAATGCTATTATATCACCTCTACCAATCTTATAATAATCTTCCTCTTCTGCTGCCTTAAAACCTAAATCACCACCTTCATATTCACTTTCATCAGATATTCCTAAAGAAAAAGATACTTTTCTAGCTTCTCCTTTTATATCAATTTGATCAATGTGCCAATTAAAATGATCTCCTACAGTATACTCACTATACTGAAAAACACCATACCCATTATAATTATATCTCCACATACCATCATTTATCATTCTAATGTTTCTAGATATAATATCATAAATTGGCATTAAAAAATCTTTATAATTTTCATTACTCATCCAATGAATCATTGAAGATCTTGCCTTATCAGCATCCTTTCTATTCATATGTAAGACTTTTGCACTTTCCAATTCTTGATGACTTATATACTCTTCAATATCTGAAATAATTTTATCATCAATAATTTTCCTCCCCACAAAAGTTAAGGGATTTTTACCTTCATTTTCTCTAATAACACCAGCATCAATAAAAAATGTCATCTCTTATCATTAAAAAAGGATACATCTGTCCAGGCTTTATCATCTATAAAATAATCAGCATGTGGTTTACCCATGATTAACTCATGATACTTAACACCCCAATCATCTAATTGTTGTTTTGTAAGATCAAATAAAACTGCCTCTGCTGATACAGATGCAATAGAATGAGGTTTATCAGAAAATCTACCCATAGCCCGTGCAGTGAAGTAGATAATATAATTACCTTCATCGTAAAGTTTATTTAGTACCTTGATTCTATCTTTCCAAGGTTCTGCTTTGTGGTAATCTCTACCCACAGTAGGAGTACAGATTGTACCATCAATATCAACGCAGTATCTTTTTGACATCTTCCTCCTGTAGTACGTATGTTCCTGTGTGTGATACAGCAATTGCTGCTGCTTTATTTGCTAAAGGAATTGCTTCCTCCATTTTACCATACTGTAAAAATCCAAATGTCAGTGCAGCAAGAAAAGTATCACCTGCACCAACTACATCATATACATTCACTTTCTCTGCTGGATATAAATTACCTTGATATTCAGCACCTTTCCCTCCCTTAGTTATGATCAAATTATTTGGATCATAATGAGTAACCTTCTCAAATTCAGACTCGTTTATCTTAACATAAGCATTTTCTGGTATATTATTCTTTTTAGTGTCAACAAAAATTGGACCAACAAATGTAGAACATATCTCAAATAACTTCTCCTGTTTTATAAACCCCTTATCATAATCAGATATAACAAGGGCATCATAATTATCATTAGAAACTACCTCCTCTAATGGTTTAATTTCAGGTTCATCATCTACTCTAAGGATCTGGTAATTAGACTTCTCATCAATATATCTTGTCTTTACTATCTGTTCTGCATTAGTAAGCATAGAGGTTTCTATACCAAATGCTAGTAAGTTATTAAAAACATTCCATGCCATTCCTTTACTAGTCTCAGTTCTCTGAGATTCTAGTATAGGAACAGGTGCTTCTGGACTTAACCGTTTGGCATTACCATAAACAAATCTGTCTTCACAACTATCACCAATAACTAATACTCTCATAGATTTTTAATTCTTTCGATAGTTTTACTACTAGCATAGCCACCAACTCTTGGAAGATGCCTGACTTCACCTGCATGTTCCCATCCAACTACATCACCATCCCTCCAATCATCACCAAGTAATAGTATATCAGGTGCATACAATTCTATCAAGTCTTCTAACTCTTGTCTACTACCAAATGTGTGGACTACATCAATATACTTAATTGCCTCAAGCATTGCCACTCTATAACATAGATCATTAACTGGTCTATGATCTCCTTTGTCTGCCTTTATCTTCTCATCAGTATCAGTAGCAACAATAACTTTCCTACCAAGTGACCTTGCAACCTTAAAGAGTTGTATGTGACCTGGATGAAGTATATCAAATGTACCATTACACCATACTATATCATTCTCCATCATAAAGTAATCCAGCGTTCATTTTCCAATGTCCACTTAGTTACATCTGCAATACGTTCTCTTACTGTCTTAGCAGGTTCCCAACCAAGTTGCTTCATCTTATCACCATCCAATGCATAACGTAAGTCATGTCCTGGTCTGGATGAATGGAAGTCAACTAACTCATATTTTAATTCTTTACCTTGAGCATCAGCAATAATCTGTGCTAACTCTAGGTTGTTAAGTTCTTCTGATCCAACAATATTAAACTTAGGACACTTAGCATTACCCCATGTTGGCTCAAACTCACCTTCATAATTTAATAAGAATAGAATAGCAGACGAGACATCTTCTGCATGAATATAATGTCTAGAACCAGGAATTGTTTTGGTAGAGTCACTATGAATAGTAATAGTTTCACCATCCCTTGCCCTTCGGATACACATAGGAATATACTTCTCTGGATGCTGACGCTCACCAAAGACATTCATTGTATGTGTAATGTATATGGGAAGGTTATAGGTATTCTCATATGCTACTGCTAACTCTTCACCACCTGCCTTACTAGCACTATATGGATTGGTAGAGTTAAACCTATCATTCTCCTTGTACTTGATACCATTAGGTGCAGGACCAAATACCTCATCAGTTCCAAAGTAGATAAACCTTTCTAAGTTATCCTTTTGAGTACGTGCAAACTCTAGTATATTACATGTACCTACAACATTATCCATGACAAATTCCATTGGATAATCAATACTTCTATCTACATGAGATCCTGCAGCAAGATGTAAAATATAATCTACATCACCAACCTCACTACGAACAAGTGGATTAAGTTCTGCCTTAAGATCATGATGTACAATCTTTACTCTACTTCTAACCTCTGGGTCATAAGAAAGCATCAAGTCATGAAGACGATTTAAGTTACCACTATAATCAAGACGATCTAATGTAATAACTTCCCAGTCAGTATTCTCAAGTATCTGACCGATCATATGGTGAGCAATGAAACCTGCACCACCAGTAATAAGAGCTCTTTTCATAATGAGTTAGCGAAATCTAATAGGTTGTCAAAAATTTGTACGTCTTTATATTTGGTATTAATTCCCTTAAAGTTTTCTTTCTCAGTCTTTGCACCGAATCCAGTTCTAACCAATACAGGTTTAGCACCACCATTCTGTGCCATCTTAATATCATCTAGTGTATCACCGACATAATACCCTCCCGTAATATCCATCTTATACATTTGCTTCATTTTATTAAACATACCAGTATTTGGTTTAGAATACATATCTCTTGGATCATTACTCGTATTATATAAAAATCCATCAATAGAGAAAATACCATTCTGCCCAAACTCTCGCATATAAAAAGTATTCATTATCTTATCAACTTCTTCTGCTTTTATCAACCCCTTCATTATGGGTTGATCAGAAAACATCATAACATGATATCCCTTTAATCTTAAAGTACGAATCCCTTCTAATGATCCTGGTATCCATTTAACATCCTCATGCCTTTTAATTACATTCTTCCATTCATTTATAACACCATCTCTATCAATACCAATTACTCCATTTGGAAATTCTTTTGGCCAATCTTCTGGATTATATATTGAATAACCAGGAGGAGGTGATCCATCTGGCATCTCTTGAGGTATTTGTGACGGTGGTTGTGTTGATTTATATCTACCCATCAGATTCCTCCTCCTTATTAGGAACTTTAATTAATTTACCAAGTTCTGGCATATACATATATTCTAACTTACTATTTCTTAATGTATTAATTGCATCATCAAGATTCTCTACAAGAGGTTCTCCTCCAAGATTAAATGAAGTATTAAACAATATTGGAACACCAGTTAACTTATAAAACTCTTTAATAAGAGCATAGTAACTAGTATTGTCTAACTTAGATACAGTCTGAATCCTACATGTACCATCAACATGCGTAACTGCTGGTATCTCACCTATATGTGCATCACTCACCTCAAGAGCATACATCATGTAAGGACTTTCTCTTAATCCTTTCATATCAAACCATTCTTTTGCATGTTCCTTAAGAATTGATGCAGCAAATGGACGGAACCACTCACGACCCTTAACAGTATTGACAAAATCCTTACCATCAGGATCTGTTGGATCATAAAGGATAGAACGATTACCAAGTGCTCTTGGACCACCTTCAGATTTTCCCTGGAAGATAGTAACAATATTACGATCCTTAATCAACTGAGCAACTTCTGCATCAGTAGTTTCTACTATCTCTACATCATCAAGTTTATTAAATTCCAAATAACCATCAAGAATTTCATCAGTATAATTATATTCAGGACCAAGATAAACATTCTTTAGAGGATCTTTCTCATAAGTGATATCACTAGTCTTTGCATATTGTTGCGAAATAAATTTTGCTGCACCAATAGATAGTCCACCATCATGGCATATTGGATCTACAAAAATGTTTAACTCAGGGAACTTTTCTTGATAATAGGTATTAGCAATAACATTTAATCCATATCCACCAGATATAACAATATTCTTCTCTCCAGTCATATCAACTGCCTTTTCAATATAAGTACACATCATTTCTTGTGTTTCTTTCTGGATTTTATATGCTAAATTTTTATGCACATCCCTTATCTTACTTTTATCTTTATGCCAATAAACAAGATCCCTTCCATCTTCATCTTTAGTAAAATCCTTACTAACATTTAGATATGGGTATCTAATTTGATCAAGATATGCACATCTAGGATATGCTGGTATAAAAATATTCTTATCTCCTCTTAAAGTATCCTCCATAAAAAGATTAGGGATATTCTTATCTTCTCTACCATAAGGAGCAAGACCCATTGTTTTACCTGCTTCTATAGCACCAAACCCAAGCCATTCTGAAACTGCTTCATAAGATTTAGTAAGTGTAACTGCAGAATCAGCATCAGTATCTGGTGTTTCTATTCTAGGTCCACTATTTTCTCCATATCTTTTCCAAACTTCTTCTATCTTATCAGGCCATTCACATTTGTAGATACTTTCCGTCTCAAAATAAGTAAACTTTTGTTCTTCAGGCATATCCTCAATATTAGGAAATTTTCTTGATGCTCCACAACCATCAACTATAAGAGCAGCAGCACTATCAAATCCAGAACCATAAAAAGCAGATGCAGCATGTGCTAAATGATGCATATGTCCAAAACTAAGTACTTCTACTTTTGGATAAAATTTTCTTACTAATGCTTCATAAGAATTCTCACCTGTCCAGGGAAGCACATGCCTTTCGTGTTCAGATCCATTACCACATATAACAAGATAATTTATAGTATACTTCTGCATCAACCATATCATCGCCTTATACGGATTACCATCTCGCTTCACACGAGACATCCTTTCTTCTTCTATATAAACTTCTAATTTACCATCGGCAACAAGAGCAGCAGATCCATTATGACCTGGATTAATTGCTAATATATTCATGAAACTTTCTCCTTGATATCTTTTACAATTCTAGTATAAATATCAGTTATTTCTTTATCGTCAAATTCCATCAATCTATCATTCAATCTATCTGCAAGATGATTATCAAATCCACATATTCTGATAGGAGAATACCTTTTTTCTGTTTTCTTATCATCAATAATCTGAAACCAATCAGGATAACTAACATTCTCAGCAAAAGTTGATCCAAGTATAACTGTACCTGGAATATCAAATGCTCTTGCCATATGCTGCCCTACACTATCACATCCAATAAAATAATCACACCCTTCAATAATAGCAGACCAAGCACGAAGATCTGGTAATTGTGGTTTTTCTGAGTAAGTATCTTCTTTCTCAACTTCTTTTATAAAATCACCTTCTGCCATTAATATAATATTATACTTCTGAGATAATTTTTTAACCAGCTTCTGATAAACATGTGGTTCTATTGACCTACTACTATCATCAACAACATCTCCATTATCAGCTCTTGCTGATCTACCAAATGGTTGAATTACTATTGTAATATCTTTATTCTGCTTTGCCTTAATACTAGCAAGAGCATTAGCAGCACCCTTCTCTTCTGCTTTACAGAGATACATATTCGGTTTACCTAAATCCGAATGATCTTCTGTTTCATTAATAACTTTATCAAATGCCTCTGCAAGAGAACATTGCTGATTATAATATGCCCATTGTGTATAAGGTTCTGGATGAACTATCTCAGAATCTTTAATTACATTCTCAAATAATCCCTTTACATCCATACTAAAGGTTCTATCCTGCAGAAGAGGATTACCAAACATTAAAGTATCCCAACCACCTATAACAATCTTCCAATCTTCATCAGGATGTGCTTTAGCATATTTTTCTAACGCTGGAATTGCAGTTATAGCACGTCCTGCCCCACCATCTAAGGTGAAAACCTTTCTTCGAGTCATAAGTAAAGACCAAAATACCGTTTCATGTAAATCAATACACTGGTATTTATTATACACTCAAAAGGTTATTTGTGCAACTACGTTGTGGTTATCCCTACAAAAGCTCCTAAATGACCATCATAGTCTACTCCATCAAAGTGGAATGCTAAACCATCATCCCAATAGTAATTAGAAATATCAGTTGACAAACCAATAGTAAGTGTTGTTACTCCTATATGTGTAACAGGATCTGGTTCAATAATAAAATTACCATTTGCCTTATTATCAGGAATTAACCCATCATACTGGTATCCATTAATTTTATATACAACACTAATTGCACTTGCTTGATTAATAGTTGATAGCGTAACTACAACTGTACTTCCTACTCCAACTACAGTAGATCCAACACTTACAGATGACTTAAATAAAGGTTTATCTTGTCTAACATATATTTCTTGTTGATGTAAGAATTTTCCTATCGTACCTACTGAAATTGTAGCACCAATACCAGTAGCTAATGTAATAGAAGTTGCTGCCACTCCTGTTATCGTACAACTCTCACCATTATATGCAAAGGTATCTCCTATACTTACAGTCCCTCCAGACATAGTACTAAGAGGAGCCTCAAATATTATAGTCTTTCTAGTATTAGGAGTATTCTTATATACAGGTGGTCCATTAAGTTCTTTATAAGAACTTTCAGTAGCTACCCAAGAAGTAGTACCCAATCCAACAGGATCTAAATTTTTTCTCATAAACTCATATGATTCTTCAGGAAGTTCAGATTGTCCTGGAGCTAATGGCCACTCAGAATCTAATAAATGACTTGGAGCATTTTCTAAAGAAGTTAAATCACGAAGTTTCTGTCTATAAGTTGCCCATGCAGTTTTAGTAGTACTATCTAAAGGAGAATCTACACCTTGAGTCCAATCACATTCTAATAAAAGTTGATCCCTTTGCTTCCTAAGTTGGAGCATAGATTCTTTGTCGCTAATTTCCCATCCAGAAACTTCATTAGCAAGAATCTGTTGCTCATCAATACTATGCGAAAACTCTGTTTCTGTACCGTCTAAGTTAATTATTATTCCCATAATGCCTCCTAAGTTGGTAGTCCAGATGTACTAGCACCTGAAGATGGTCCTGAATCACCATCATGTACATGCCCCCAAGGTATTCCATAAACTGCCCAATTAGATCTATATGCACTAGTACCTGACTTATAAGAATTACAAACTGCTGGTGCTAAACTTTGTGGGGAACAAATACATAAAGTATCAAAAGTACATCCACACCAACTACCAGTATGATCTGCTCCTCTAGGAATCCAATCCATTGCAGATAACCAATCATAACTAAATCCCCATCTTCTTCTCCAACCACAATATTCTGTTGCTCTCCACTTAAGATCAAATCCTACCTGACATAAACAACATGATTGAGGGTATGCACATTGACCCCACTGGAAAATACATAAATCAAAGATACCAGCACCCTCATAAGATCCACCACCAGACTGATGTGCCCATGCACAAAAATGTCCTTCTGCAAAATTACTCCAACAACAACATGATCTTGATGGCCAACACCAGTTACACCACCCATAATATTTATTATTATTACCCTGATATTGTCCATTATTATATCCAAAACCAAAGCACCAACACATATGATTTGCTGCACAAATTCTAACACCATCCATTCTAAATCTAAATGCCTGGTAATCACATGTAGGAAGAGTCATCGCAAAATCATTACCATAATCTTTATCCCACTTAGCACAATGATAAATTCGTTTCCACTCATAATCATTTCCATCTGCACCAGTTCCTCCTGATGTGCCATCAGCAGATCTTTTTGTTACATAACGTGCCATTAACCTTCATACCCCCAAATTTGAAGGTTAAAGTTTGTTCCAATACCAGAAGCGTTATCCTGGATATTATTAACAAATAATCTTTCATCACAGTCAATAATAACACCTGTTCGCTCATAGTTATTGAATGATAACTTCCAATCAAGAATACCTTCTTGACATACAGCACCATCAAATGATGTACATTGTCTCCACTTACATGTAGTAGATAAATACTCAACAATACAATTCTGCGGAGAAGAACAAATAACCGTTTCTGAAATCTGGTCGCCTTTAGGAGATGCTGCCCAGTTAATCAAATCAGTTGATATAAATGGATCAAACCTAAGTTCATCGCAGTTATAAACACCAATTGCCCATAAACATTTTTCTATTCTATGAATACATGTTGTACACATTATAGGACTATAATATTTTTCATCAGAAACCCATGCAGGTGGGAAATCAGCAACCTTCGTAAAATAAGTACTATCGCAAGGATATATACAGAATACTGATCTATTACTACCTCCTAAAGTCCAATCTCGATATTGATGTTCTTGTCCCGATGCAAACCAACTGAATATTCCACAATGTTTTGCCTCTGAAGATCGTATTGCAAGATATGTACAACACTTCTGAGGGTTCCATGACATATATTTAACACCATACTCATTTGTACAACAAGCAGTAGTTCCATACTTATTAGGTTTAATCCATAAATCTAAGGTATGCATATAACAACTACATCTCTGACAATAGAACGTACATGCATAATGAACTCCAATAAACCACATCTGACAATCACCCATTGTCTTATGATGTCGTATAACTCCACAATGAGTTCCTGCACCTGCAACACCACCATAAGGATTCATTCGACAATCACCGTAATGACATGTCCATCCTTCACTCCAGTGCTGCCAACAACAAAGCTGACATATCCATGAATAACAATCAGTAAACTGAGATATACAACAACATTCATACCTATCTCTACACCATCTTCCGCACGAACAACAATAACATACGCAATACTTATGTGGTCCTCTTGCAATCCAATTTAAGTATATCTCAATATCACCAGCAGTATGCCAATCAGGACATTTATAAGTAAAACAATTGTAGTTTCTATGGTTATTACACTCACAAATATTACACGAACCATTTTCACAACAGAATTTCTTACAAACAATATCAGGCATATTATTTGTTAGTGCATACCAGTTATAAAATCCACCACATTGATAGTTATTATACTGATAACATATTGCCATAGTATTAATAGAACTATTGCAATAGTTACATTTACCACAACAACAATAAGGATTTATCCATACTTGTGCTGCTTGATTAGGATCTTCAGCATGACATCCATGAAGAAGCCAAGACATCGGTGGGTTCTCACGACAACTACCAAAATGACATGTTCCACTTCTAGTCCATCCTAATGCGTGAACACTTCTACACTCACCAATATTCCAGTTAACATAAGGTTCAACCGCATCCCAACATAATCCTGAATATTCGTGATAGAATGATAATGCAGGGTTTACCCATTCTTGTCCACCCCAGAAAGCATTTCCACACCAACTACTACAACTAGTATCTGGATAAGGTCCAGCACAAATACATAGACAACATCCCCAAGGATTATGACCACCTTCCCAATTCTTTGTTTCTGTTCCGTCTGCTGCAATATATGATGCAATACCTGGTGCAGATGCACAATAACCACCTGGACAATTACAATCAGATCCTAAGTAAAATGTCCCAAATACTGTGTTATGCCCAACTGGATTCGCTCCTGGTCCATTCATTCCAAAATAATTTGCAAAATTACCAGAAGCAATACCTAATGTTGATCCAAATACTGTAGTACCAATACCAACCGCAAGAGTCATGCAAGAATTAACACTAGTAGTAATTGCCTGAGCACCTATTGTAACACTTAAGGGCTTTCCACAAGTATTCTGCCAGATACCATCTCCAGCAGGTAAATCTGTAGTTACTACTGTAGATAGAAACCTCTTAGCACCAGCCATTTATCTAGTCCCTCCAAAACTTTGGTTGTTTAGTAAATTTCTCATATTATTTATATCCATATTACATCCCCGATGCTCTCATTCCAGTAGCCACCATGAACCAAGTTTGATCCATAGCTCCACCGCCACCGCCACCTTCGATATTTATAGTAGCGATTCCAGCAGAAACAGTACATGTAGAAACACCTGCTCCTCTTAAGTCAAGGAAGGTTGCTCCAGTACCTACAGTTCCTCCTGCAGTAATAATTCCAACACCAGAAACTAAATTCTGAATGTTCTTACCATCACCATAGAAATTACCATAATAATTGACAGGCAATGATCCTACTGTTGCTGTTATAACTCCAGCAGTATTTGCCCAGTTCTTAGTAACTGTGACATGCTGCATCGTAGAGATACCAGCAATATTCATTGTTGGACCAGTGACTGGTGTAGCAGCAGGTGCAGCACCTGTTACATTAGTCGTGTAAGTAGAAAGACCAAGTACGTCAACTACAAACTGATCACCATCATCAATAATTAGATCAATACCATCATTTACAACAACTTCTTCATAATTAGTGTACGCAACATCAGTTGAGTCAGGTGCAGTAATTGTAGAATTAGTTGTAATTTCTAAAATTTCATTTACATAATAAATTACATCCTGTCCAGTAGTTCCTGGAACAGCAGTCATATCAATAGCAGTACCTATACCAGCACCACCACCAGCAATACTAATATCAACAGTAGTACCATTTACAGCAAATGTATTACCAACTCCAACGAAATTAAGAGTTGTTATACCAGTATTTCCATTAATTAAAGTACCTGCAGATTGAATTCCAATATGAAATCCATCAGCAGCATCAACTTTACCATCTACATGAAGATCTTCTGATACAGAAACCTTACCACTTGCGTAATAAAGTCCTTTACCAGTGCTTCCCTTAAAGTATAAACCTGGAACATTTTGAGAACCTGGAAGAACTCCAAGTTGACCCTCCATCTCATCACCAGATCTGGAAAGGAATGTTCCTAAACCAGCAGCAACATTAAATGGAGATGCATCAATCCATACTCTAGCATTACCAATGCCTAGTGCAGGTTCATCATAGAAGATAAATGTTCTACCTTCATCAATATTAAACCAAAGGTCTCCACCGTCAGGTCCAGCAGGTGCAAGACTACTAACACTGATGTTTCCACCACCACCTCCACCTTGGAAGTAAATAGTACCAATACCACTACCAGCATCAAAGAATCCCGTAGAAACACCTGGTCCTCGGAAATCTAAAAATGTAGCAGCATATCCAATAGCACCAGCAGGAGTACCAAATCCAATTGATGATCCCTCAAATCCAAGTGCAGTTATAACACCAGTAGCGTTAATACCACCCTGAATATCAAGGAAATTGGTAATCTGATCAGTAACGTCAAGTTTATTGATCGTTGCGATACCACTTATCGTGACATCCCGTGCAGTGATTTCATCAAGAACTAAGTCATCCTTGACAAATAAATCACCCCCAACATACAAATCGCCACCAGTGGTTGTGATTCCACCAGTAGCAGCAAGAGTTGTTATTCCACTAACATAGAGATTGGTAGCCCCAATTCCACCGATTACATGAAGAGTATGACCAACGACAGTCGTACCTATACCTACAAATTGCTTTTCAACATCTGTAAGTAAAAGATCGGTATTGACCTCTAAGCCATTTTTGACTACAAAATTCTTATTTACAGCCATTTAGGGTTCACTCTCCCCCGTTAGTTTTACGTAATAGTTATTTAGCTAAGTTACTACTCTAAGAACAACTTTAGCTTGAGATACACTTCCACCCTGTGATGCAGAGACAATAGTGACTGATCCATCAGTATATCCACTACCCCCTCCACCTCCACCGTTGGTTCCACCGTCACCACCAGTTGCACCATTACCACCATTACCACCAGTTCCAGCAGCTTGTCCAGCAGTTTGAGTTACATCATATCCTGCCTTAAATCCTCGATCTATAGTATTAGTAGTAATGATAACCTCTGTACCATCAGATTGTCTAAATTTAGTCAATCCCATATCTTGGCAAGGAGTATATGCTTGTTGTGCCCAATAAACACCTTTTGTACAAGGAGTTGTTTTACCTGCCTGTTGTCCTGTAGCATTAGTATCAGGAGCAATCGCAGTTAATCCTTGATATAAAGATCCAAATGTACCAGTAGATGTTAATGTTCCTGCAGTAATAGCCTGACCGCCACTACCAGCACCACTACCAGTTCCAGATGCACCAGCAACTCCTACTCCACCACCATCTCCACCATCTCCAGAATTACCAGCATTACCACCTCCACCACAACATGCGATTAAAGATGACCTATGATATAAGTAAGGAGCATTAACAGTACCAATCAAACCAGATAATGTATATTCCTCATTTTGCTTCATCGTAAATCTGATACGAGCATAACCACCCTGTCCACCAGCAAAACTTGGAGTACTAAATCCAGCACCACCATACATATCCATCTCAATATCAATATCCCTATCAGGAGAATATATGACTTGATACATATTCTGCTGACCACCTGCTTGACCAGAAACATTTATCTCAAGAGAACTACTTGCTAAGTTATGTGTAGAAATAACAGCAGCAGTACCAATACCTATTGTTTCTATCTTAATAGTTGCCTGACTAATTGTTGAAACAACATTATAATTTACTTCATCAGATTCAACTGGTGTGTTAGTTGCACCTGAATTTGATACAACACATCTTACAGTATTGATTCCTACACCATCAGACTGAATTGTTAACTTATCAGTTGTTGTACCCGAAGCAGTATGGTTAACTGTTGTAATATTAGTCGTTGGTGGAGTACCAGGAATAATATTTCTTACAGAATAATAAACAGATCCATATCCATCTGAAGGAGATCCAGTTGCATACTTTGGATTATATGATCCACTAGTATATGTTAACATGTCACTTCTATATACACTCGTGCCTCTGTCACCACCAGTTGCAGCAGAAGAATTATCATTTCCAGGTGTACCAGCACTAGCACTACTAGGACCACCACCACCTCCACCAGCACCTGCACCACCACCATCACGACCAGTAGTAGTTCCAGGAGTTGCAGGAGTACCAGGAATAACAGTAGTTGTTGTTACTTGTTCCTCTGCAGTTATAGAGTAATACGAAGGGTTAACCCATGTATTACCACCATCAACTTGTAATGATCCACCAGAATATCTAAAACTACCATTTACTACAGGTTCAGATTGACCTGACCACATAGAAATACTTCCTACAGTAGAGAATTGATAGACATATGTAAATGTTCCTTGGAAGAATCTAACATAATTTCCTGAAGGAAAACTAAATCCTGAATATCTTGTTACCCAACTTGTTGTTGTTACAACCTGATCAGGAGTTCCAGGACTACCACCTGTTGTTGTCACATTATCGTCATGAACAGCATCAGTACCAGCATAGTATTGAATAGCACTAGTCGTTGATGTCCATTGCACATTAGGAGGAGTGTGATTATTTGCTCCTGAAGATGTTCTTACTGGTCCAGCATCCCCACCATCTGTACCATCATAACCAGCAGATCCACCGCCAGCACCGCCACCACCACCTGCAATAGCAGCAACTACATTATCAATTTTGACATGCGTACCACCGCCACCTCCTCCACCGCCACCAGAAACACCTAAACCACCAGCATTTCCTCCATTAGCACCAGACATATCCAAATTAGTTCCACCACCAGCACCAGCACCTGATGCAGTTCCACTTGTTCCATCCTCTGCTGCTTTACCAACAACAAACTCAAAAGTTCTTGCATTTGGAGATGATCCAGAAGATGCATTTATATCTACAGTATTTTGTGAAGGGAATGATCTATTAGCACCCCAAATAATTCTTACTGCACCTCCACCACCACTACCAACATCATTGTTACCACCACCACCTTGACCAACAACTACAGTATAAGTTTGACCAGGTACTACTGTAATATTATTTTTCCAGCATAAACCTCCACCTTCTCCAGTTGGAGTGCCAACTACTGCTGGATTACCACCACCGCCACCATATGCTCCACCATTTTCATTTGTTGAATCATCTCCACCAGATCCACCTTTTCCCCAGAAGGTTGCATCACCACTGTTACCAAATATTCCTGTTCCACCACCACCTTCTGGTAAACCAGCAGAATCACCATTATTACTTCCACTAAATGTACCACCACCAGCACCAGATCCACTACCAGTTATATAACCAGCACTAGCCCACATATTTGCTCCACCAAGTCCATGCATACCATTACCATTATATCCTGCAGCACCTCCACCACCTGCTCCATAAGAAGATGAATGCCCAAGACCACCAGCATAATTTGCATCTCCACCAGTGGCCATACTAGCATTTGGTGTCGCATTATTAGAACCTCTACCATAACCAGCAACCATTGCTACATTATCAGCAGGTACATCAAATGTAGAAGCTGAACCATCAGTATATCCACCACCTCCACCAATACATACAACACAAACCTTTCCAACACCTGCAGGGCATGTCCATTGATATGTTCCTGGTGTTGTATATGCTTGCTGTCCTGTTGGAACAGAACCTAATACATCAAACCATGCTGACATTCCATGACCACCAACACCACCAGCATTTCCTCCTTCTGCTGCACCATTTCCTCCAGGTGCTCCAGCAATACTAACTCTTACATTTTCTGCTCCTGCAGGTACTGTAAATGTATTACTAGAAGAACTACCAGTGGCAGTAGCATTAAAACTATAGTTAATTACTTCTTCGGATGTAGGAGTTCCTGGTGTTACTGTTATATTCTGTGTAGAAAATGATCCATTAGTAATATCACTACCATTCATTTGCCATTGATATCCCATACCAGAAGTAGAGGAATCATTTAGACTAGCATCAATCTCAAATTCAGTATCTGTATTTGGGATAATAGTTGATGCGGTTGGTTGAGAATTTATCTGAATAAACCCATACATACCAACTGTTGCTATTCCTGATGTAAATGGTTCGTTCCATGCATTAGGAGCATTTGCAGGATATGGATCAGGAACATAATCAATAACAAGAAAATACTGCGAATTATGATCCGCAGTTGCTATACCTGATATAGTTAATGTAGTTGTACCAGTTCCTACATATTTTGCACCATCACTAACAAATCCAGTACCTTCTTTATACCATCGATAATTTATATTACCTGTAGTAGCACCAACTCCAGTAGTAATTCCAGGAGCAATCTCTTGGGTAAATCTGGCAGTAGCAATACCAATTAGATCGACACTACCATTATAATTTCCAAAAGCACCTGTAGGTTGTAAAGTAAATGATAAAGTTGGTCCGTTAATTTCTAGGGACGTATCTATGTCCCTATAAAAATCTAATTGTGTCATGCGAAGTTCTGACCTCCAATTACTCCGTATAATCCTTCAGCAACTGCATTGTTTCCATCCCATATCTTAAATGAGTAGATATCAGATCTATTTGCAGTTACTGTAACCGTAGGAGTAATGCCACCTGGCCACCTGACTGGAATCAATGCACTACCGTTAATACTAAAGTTATCTATACCAACAGATCTACTACCTACTCCATCTTGATCAACCCTAATTGTAAACGATGTCGATCCAGGCGGCAAATTCGTAAGATCAAACTTGGTTACATCACTCGTTGCTGTACATATCCATGATTGTGCTTGTGAAAGATCAACTGTCACAATACTAGCATTTATGGATAATGATCCTACATTTTCAGAGTATGTCTTAAGTGTAGTATGTCCCTGAACATCGAGAGCACTCTTAGGTTGAGTTGTGCCAATACCGACCTTATCTCCAGTAACAACAAACTCACCAACATTAAATCCAGTAGCAGTAATAACACCAACACTAAGTTGACCTTGTGTTCCTGTCTGCAAGTCAATCGCAGATGCAGTCAACATACCACTTACATAGACGTTAGTAGCAGTTACTAATCCAACAAACTCAGATGTACCATTAACCTTCAGAGCAGTCGCTGCCATTCCAACTTCACCAACTTCTAAATTGGTCTTAGGTGTGGTAATACCAATACCTATGAAGTCTTGGTTAGTGTTGTATGTTCCATCGTTATCAACAGTTCTTGACCAACCGTTAATCTGACCGATATTAGACCATCTAATACCACTACCAGTTGATTCAATAACTTCACCTGGAGCACCTGCTGCACCATCAATATCTGTAATGTTACCACTAAATCTAGCACCAGAAATAATATGAAGACCATATCCATTTCCAGTTGTTCCGATACCTACACCATAATCATCAATAGAAACTAATGTAGTTCCACCTCCAACTTGGAATCTGTTAAGATTAGGTGTAATTGTACCAATAGCAACCTGATCATAAACTGCAATATTAGAATCCTTAGAATTACTTACGTTACCAAATCTTCTCCAATCATTATCCGCACTCATTATCCAACCAACATATCCACCATCAGTTGGGTCAGAGTTCCAAACAATATCACCTGGGTTACCAGATAATGTAGGTGATGTATTTGATAAAGTATGCTTTCTAGAAACAATCTGATCACCCTGAATATAGTATGACTGTGCCTCTATACCCTTATCAGATACAGATGTCAACTTATTATTCAGAATAACAGGACCATTAAATTCAGATGATGCCTTATTATCAGGACCACCTTCTACTCTAATAGAACGACTAAATGCACCTTCAGTAGCATTTGTTACGTTAAGAGATGGAAGAGCACCAATATCTTCACCAGTAACTGTTTGTACTGGGGTATCAAAGATTTCTTCCTGACCTGTTAATGTACTTAACTTCTTATTACCTGTGTATGAAATACCTTTGTCATTCATACCAGTATAGAAGTTAACACCACCAGCCTTCTTGGTTGATTGTGCTAATAGTTCCTCTTGGAAACTAATCTGTCTATCTTGCTTATCTGGGAATGCAGTTGAGTAGTTACCTGGACCATATCCAACATACTCAAATGTGTGACCAGATGCACGAATAATTGAGTGTCTTCTAAGTTCAACTGGATTAACAGCAATTCTTCTAACAACAGAGTTAATAGTATGCGTTGCCCTCTTAGATCCAAGAGCACCACGGAATACTGTTAATGGGTTTGATACTGGATTTGTAGATCCTGCATTAGTTGTAGACTTGACCCTAAAGATCTCATCATCAACTGCTAAGTAATCACCAATCTGAATATCATACTTCTTGATATTCTCAATATAAAGTTGATCTGTAGTAGTATTAGAAACGTTATTTGAGATTACAGTTGTAATTCCAGCATACGTTGGAACCATTCTACCAAAGAGGTTCTCATTGTCTAAAGAAATAGAACCATCATTTGCTGCATATCCTTCATGATATACTGCAATATTTCCAGTTGTTGCAGGAGTTGCTCCTCCTGGTCCAACATTGATAGCAAAGGAATTAAGACTAATATTCTCAGTAACTACAAAACTACGATTCCAGAAGGGAATATCAGCACCAGAAAGTCTAACTCTCGTATCAACTCTTAATCCATGATTATCTGCAGTAACAACTGTCGCAATACCAGAAATATTATCAAATGTTATAGAACTAACTCTGATTTCTCCACCAGTTAAGTATAGATATGCTTTCTCAGTAATATCTGGAATAATACCAGTTGTAGAGAAATTAGGAATTGTTGATGCAGATGAAACATTAACCGAAGTAGCAGATCCAAATCCAACGGAATCAACCCTATAAAGTTGGTTATATGCAGAGTTAAATTCAGATTTTATTCCACTAACACTAATAACATCACCAATATTATTGTAAATGTTCTCAACTTCAACTACAGCAGCAACATGTCCTGTAGTAGTTGCAATACCAACAACTGCAAGAGTGTTACCTATACCATATGCACTACCACCGTCCATAATCTTGACAGCAGTAACACCACCTGTAGGGTCAACAGTGACTTTAGCAGTTGCATTCTCACCAGTTACAGATGCACCGATAGATACTAATTTAACATTATAGTAATCTCCACCAGATCCATCACCATATCCAGCACCACTATTACCAACACCAATACTTAATTTGGTAATTCTATTCAATCCATGATCAACATCAGTAGTAATTTCATGAAGAGATTCTGATGTGGATTTAATATTAGAAATTCCTACACCAAAATCAACATCACGATTATACTTGTTAATAGTCTCCTTAGTAATACTACTTCTAACATCATTAACAACAACATCACCAATCAAACTTGGAGAAGCAAATGATTTTGCCTCTGGTGGGTCAGAATGAGGATTGTCTCTATTTGTTTGAGGGAATAGTTCTTTTACTGGTTGTGAGAAATCTTCATTAGTAAAAGGTGCTACTGTTGGAGCATTAGAAGAGTTAAGTAAAGTTAGATAGTAAACACCATCCTGTTCACCAGAAATATACTGCTGTACTTCTTCATTTCTGAAGACGTAGTAGTTATTTTCATATCTCTTTCTTTGGAAATAAGGTAATGTAGTAGTTCTGGATGAAGTATCATTAGTAAATGTACCAGGATTGGTAGTTAATCCAACACTAAATGCCTTTGAGCTACTAATACCAGTAACAGTATAATTTCTATTAAATCCAACATCAGCAACACCAGTTGTATTCTCAGTACTCTTAACATTAGAAATCTGAACATCAGATCCAACTGTTAAATTATGAGGTAATTCTGTTGCTACAGTTACTGTATCAGCACCATTCCATTCTGCACCTGCAATAAATCTAAAGTTTCTTTGTTGACTGACAGATGATAATGATCCAGTACCATAGTAGGTCTGAATTTCTGCGTCAGTTGCTGCAGTTGTGTGGTTTGATTCCTGAAGAATATAACCATCACTTGGTGGTCTTGCAGTTGGACCATCCTTTGGAATTACATATCTTGCTCTATAAAGAGTATCAACGGAGTTTCTATTATCATTCTTTCTTGTTACAAAGGTTCTTGGTGTTGCATCACCTAATTGAGCAGTACCCAATTCTTCTATTTTTGTATAGAAAGTTGTATTAGCAGAACCTACATTAACATACCACTGCAAATTTAGAGGATCAAATTGAATTGGATGTCCAATATCACCAGAGTTCTTATCAGATACTCTACTTGATACAGTTAAAATACCACCTTTCTGGTTGATAGCAATTTCATTACCAGTAGTATCAGTTAATGCATCACTAAGTGTCTTTGCAAGTTTAATATCAGTATCTGCTGTGATACCACTACTTGCATTTTCCTTGGTTATTGCATAGTAAATTGTATTTGGATCAATACCATCAGGTAAATGTCCATTTTCACTAATTACACGAACAGATTCACCATTCTTAAAGGTATGATTAGAGGTAAATCTAAGAACATTATTAGCAATATTATTTCCAGTTAAAATTCTCTCAACACCAAATGACTTTTCAGAGGTTGACTCTGATCCATCCATAACAATAGGTGCTTTATATTCATTAGTAACACCACTCTCTGCAATAAGAACATTTAATGTATCATTTGCCCTTGCACCAATTCTATATCCTTCTTTAACATTTTCAGGTAGAACGTCAGGGTTTGTTTGACCATAAAGATAAAGATTAGTTGCAATACCAACTGAAAGTGTCTTAGCAACATCCACCAACTCAAATTCTACGGAAGTTTCTGTAAGTGGAAGTTCTTTTGGTGGAATAATATGGGTTATATATCCTTGGTCATCTTGATTAAATGCATCTTTCTTAAATCCAGAAGATGATAGAGATTTAGCACCAAAGTTAGAGTTAGAGTTTGTAAGTGAAATATCACCACCACTCTCAGTTACGAAATGTTCTGCATAACCAATAGCAAACACAGAAACTGCCTGGATAAAGGCATCATTTATAACCTTAATATGATAGTTAGCAAATTCTGGTTTATAAATCGCTCTAGAATTAGTACTTAATGGTTCAGAAGCAGATGATTGATAACTGTACTTACCATCAGTAGAACTATAGACAGTGAAAGCATTATCATCCTTTTGTAGTCCAATACCAGTGTATTGAGCAACAACCATCGAACGGAATCCAGTTGCTTTTGCTCCATCAGCAACCAATCCACAAGCACCATATACAGAACGTAGTGATACGTTGAAAATATATGGAGAAGATGATGTTACAGTATCAGATGTAAGTGATAAAGTTGCTCCTGCTACACTTGGTTTTGCAGATGCAGGTGCATTTTGTACTTGATACTTAATTTGAGTATCACTTATTTTCTCAGATACAACAAACTGACCATTATATTCAGCAACCCCAATATTAGCAATACGGAAAGGAGTATCTACATCAAGTCCTGGAACCTCTACAGCAGTAGTAACAGTAATATCAGTAGTTGGGTTTATTCCATCACCAGAAATAATTTCAGTAATTCCAACAGTTTTACCTGTAGAACCAACAATACGATATTCGTCAACTTTTGGTTGTATATCTAATCCTGCAGCAGGGTAATCTGGCTCAATTGGTCTACCTGAAGATTGTCCATAAACTAGACCAACCTTCTCATAGTACATATCAAGGTCAGTACGATCATATTGACCATCTACACCTGTTACGAATGTATCATTAATATTAACGTTATTAACACCATCAGCATATTCAAATACTGTTAACTTATGGTGGGAAAAATTAGGTACAAAGCTAGCAGTCGTATAATCTCTATATGCCTTTCCATTAGGATCTGCATCAAATATGGAAAATTGCCAAAAATAGCATTCTCCCGTAACTCTGAATATTGCTGTTCTGTCGATATTTGCATCATATGGGTTTGGAACGTATTTTGGTCTTATTTTCGTCTTTCTAAGGTCTAAACCAACAAGAGAAGTACCACGAGGAACTATAACTCCACCATATACACTGTTTAACTTATAAAGTTCATTATCGGGAGATGAAAGGTCAAAATTAGATGTTAAGTCAAATGGAGGTAAATTATCAGAAGTCGCACCATTCCTAAGTCTAAATTTATTACTACCAAGTCTCGAATCTGGAATATATCCAGGTCTATTATCTACAATATGATCTCCTGGATATAATAAAATCGTTGTTTTGCCAAATCTATCATTATCCAATCCCTTCTGATACGAAAATCTTGATGCTTCTATCAAAGCACGTTGAATCGTCTTAAAAGGACGGGTTAGCGAATTACCTTTATTCTCAACACTATCTGTTGCGTCTAAATCGTTAGGATTTACATAGAGGATCGTTCCCCTTGCCGATTTCAGAAAATTATCTAATCTGGAAAGACCCATTTTATTAACACATATAGCCGTTATGGATTATTTATCATTAAACAATATCTCTGGATTCTCAAGTTCCAAGTCAAATACTAATGGATGAAATTCTTCTTCCATTAAGTAACAAGAGTAATTATACAATTCTTCCGTATTGTATTTAGTTTCATAATCAGCAATTATTCTTGCATCTTCCTTTAATATACCAATATCATCTAATTCATCATATGTGAATGGAATGCCGTTTATAAAATACATCAATACGACCTTACTATTCTTGTTTATCCAATCACTATACCAACAGTATGTAGAGTCAATTCGATATTTCATGCCAAACCTAATGGGGCGATTTTTTTGCGGAGTTTTTTTTCCGACTTTTTTGGAATTAAAAGTCGATTTTCCCTGTGAGAGGCTCCGTGTAAACCAGACGATCTTCTGGACATGTAGCACGTACTAACTCTAGTACATTCATAAACTGATCTGTGTTATCGCAGACAACTTCTTTTGTATCTCCTTCGTTAGAATAGAGATAAAAAGTTTTCTTGAGTGGGTCTACGACACACTTCATTAAATATTCTTCGTCCATCCAAGCACTTATCATACTCATCTACTATACCACCTCCAATGAATATTGTCAAATGGTTCTTGTATTGATTACGTCAGCATACTTAGGATCATGATTATCTTTATCAGGATAATCATCCCAATCCTTACCTGAATACTCAACAACTAAAGCATTAATATCCTTTCTCTCAGCATACACATGATAAAAACAATCAATTGGAATTGGTCCTCTTGCCTGGAGATAAATCTTCTCATCAGTCCATCTCTTTATAATAATATCCTGTGGAGCACCAATTGGTTGTAACTGTACAGAAATACTTTCAGCATGAACCAAGTCTTTCCAATAAGAAGGTAGATCAATCTCAGTTTTATTACGGAGTCTTCCTCTATAATATACCCCAACCTCTGGTCCTTCTATACATGCATGAGCAAGACGATGACCTTCACCCTTTGATGGATGAACCATATCAAACTTCTTAGGAGAAGCATCTGCTGCTTTATGTCTTGCCTCTAGTCTTCCTGATGAAAAACAATCAACGGATCCTGTAACAAATATATCTCCCTGTACATATAAATTTCCTTTAGAATAGATTGCTTGAGGTTGAGAACCAGAAAGACCAAGAACTGTCTTATAAGGAGAACAATCTTCTGGAATATTTTCATCATCATTAGTAGTAGGTCCAACCATTAAGGTTCCTTCTATTTCACTGAAAGCATCAGGTGATCCTACAACCATAGGACCCTCAACTAATGCAGATCCATTAATTTTTTCTGCCCCTTCTTGGATAGCACCATTAACACCTGTACCAACCTTTAATTGTCCACCTACATTTAGATCATCTACGTTATAAGACATTGTTATGCACCCTCCTTAACTCTTTGTTGGAATTGTCTACCACCTACCTTAGAATCTTTAACATCAACAGCATCAGTAACACCTCTAATTACAGCACCATACATTTTTAATACTCCGTTAGCAATAATTTCCATAGTTTGTGGTGTACTCATTTTATAATAGTTTTTAGCATTTATAATGGTCTTTTTAGATTCCATTATTATATTTTCACTGGCAGTCATCTTAATGCTACCTCGATCAGTTTTTTCACCTTTAGAAACTAACTCAATATCAGTTCCCTCAAGTCTGATCTTACCATTACTGGCCTTAATAACAATATTACCATGCTCTGCCTCAATTATGCAACTATCAAGTGCCTCTTTTTCAGTAGCTTTCTCAATCCAAGGATACTTACCACATTTAACTTGAAATGCACCAGTACTTGTAGAAGTTGTCCATCCTCTTCTTTGACCATCATTATCTAGAGAGAATTGATGTAATCCATCTCTAGCATTAAGCATTACTGCTGAAGTTACATCAGAAGACTTATGAATCTGACCCATAGTAACAGATCCATGATCATTACCATACCCAATAGCAGTATAATTTATCTTAGCAGTATCATATTCACTACCAGCATTATTTTGTTGATTATTAGAAGAAGGTAATAATCTATTTTTAGTAGGAGTATTACCTTGATACTCAAAATTCTGTGATATTGGCATTAGTATTAGGTAAGATTATCGGGGGTTCCAGGAAGATTAAGTCTGGGATCATTACTAGTAACATCAGTACCCTGTCTCTGAATTGCTGATGGACGTGTGGTAACTTCACTATCAATACTCTCCTGTAGAGTAGCATAAACTTGTATTGGTGTACCAGCAGTCTCAGTTATTCCAGCATAAGGAATTCCATCCTTATAGTATATTGATCCATAGTATGCACGACCTTGTATATATCCAGTCTGTTTTAATCCAACTAAATCTGTTACCTGTATTAGTTTATCGGGTTCAACTATTGGATCACGTATAATATCCCATGTGATTATACCCCTAAAATTAACACCAGAAGAAGTTCTTACTCTAAGTACTGGTGTAAATGGTGGTGGAAATTCTGGATGTTTTAGAATCTTTACCCGTTCTATTCCACCGCCACCACCAGGATCCCAATCAAAATCCCATTCATCTGGGAAATTTTCTACATAAATCTCATCTTTCTCTGTCACTGGATCACCAGGCGGTGTTTCAGTTGAAATACCTGAACCTTTATTATAGTTTATGCCAGGATCAAGTACAACAACTTCAGTAGGAACAAGTTGAACATTATAAGTAGTCTGACCAATACCAGGAGGTGGATCTTCAGGAGTTCCTGGTGGTGTAGGAGGTGTTGGTGTCTTATATCCACATCCTGGATCATCAACCAATGGATCAATAATTCTACCCTTTCCACATTTTATTTGTTTGCATGGTGGAGGAATAAGTATAGCACAAAGTCCTATTGGATTTTGATACCAAGACTTACCTGCTTGAGCAAGAGCTGCTGGTGTTCCTGCTTCTGGTACATCTTCAACCAACCTTGTTATTCCTATTGCAAAAGCACTTGGATTTTCAAGAAATTCTGCGGAACCTCTATAATAATTCTCAGATGGTTTACGGAACAAAGCATCTATAAATCCTATTGGACCTCCACTTTTTTCTGTGTAAACAGTTGGTTTTACAGTAAGAGTATGTTTACCTTTGTTAACTGTTATCTTTTTACCTAAACCTTTACCAGTCATATCTACACTATGTTTAGCTGCTGAATGTTCTTGTCCCTTAAAGAAATTAGATCCTATTATTCGATCATCAAGATAAAGAGTTGCTGAGTGATCATTCTGGAATATAATATCATACTCGCCAGTTACAGGAAAATTAACATTAGTAAAACTATATTCAACTAATTCAGAACCACCAACTTTTGGATAGTCAGGAGAAATTCCATTCTCATTCATAAATGGTCCATATCTTTTATCCCTATAATTAAATAATGCTGGTCCACTATATGTCACACCATTCCTTGTGTTATCTACTATAAGTGACTCTACTGCAGTAGCAGAAGACATCTGAAAAACATCTACAGTCTCTAAACGATCCCAAGGATTCTTAAATGACAGCAAAGGATTAGGTTTAATTGCTTTCTGTTCTTTTGTTTTCCAACCAGACTCACGAATAGTAGGATCTGGTACATTAATAATCGCACCACCATCTGGTCTACGACCATATCCTTTTACAAAAGTAACTTCATATTTCTTACCAGCTTTCCACGAACCTCTCTTTTTAATAGTACCATTTACTTTCCACTGATCACCACCTTTACCAAGATTATCTGTAGGATTAGATCCTGCAAAAGGATCTGCACTATTAGCAACCTCTGTTCCAGAAGGATCTGTTAGTGTCCACCTTAATTGACCAGGATTTTTCTTAAAATCAGTTCCATACTTAGCTTTATTATAAACTTGACCCTTTAACTTATGAATACCTGTAGTTACATTAGCAATTGTTCTTGTAGCACCTCTAGCCGTTCCATGAACTTCATTACCATCCCAAAAGATTTTACATCTATCATCAGAACCTGATACCATAGTATAATTTCCTGGAGTAGTTATATTAACAGTCCATTCACCAGTTTGCCATTGATTCCCTAAAGTATCCGTATTAGATGGGAAAACACCAGGAAAACTTCCAACACGAACCCAAGCTTTCTGTGGTCCTGTTACACTTGCTGGTATAGCATCAGTCTTAGGAACCTCAAAGATTAAAGGATTTTTCTCTGTTTGTATCGTTATTTTAGTTACACTTGGTGGTGTATAATTAGGAGATCCTCCAGGTAGATTACTAAGTCTATAAGTTATTTCCCAACTATCATGTTTACTTGTACCTATATCTTGAGCAGCACCTGCTGTAAAAACTCCTGATACATTTGTGGTTTTGATCTGTATATCATCATCGTCATCTGATGATTTTGTCGCATCTGCGAAAATACATTTACTTTGTCCACTATCTTGTTCTGTTCCTCTCTTCCCAAAAGTATTTGGGTTAAGAAGTCCTTGCTCAACTCTTGAATACTTTGAATTTTTATTACTTGCCTGAACAACATAATCTACATTAGTTTTAACATTATTAATCTTCACTTCTTTTGCTGTATCACCAGAACCAGTTAACGCATCTGCATCAAATTTAAAAGTATGCGATCCATCTTTTGCAGTAAATGTAAATACCATCCCCTTTGTACCCTGACGATAAATGAAGAACGTAGCTTGTGCTGTTGGAGGTGGTGGGGGAGGACTATCACCCTCTAAAGCATCCCATACATATGCAAGATCAGCATCTACTATATCATTACCATATGCATTAAGATAATATTTACCAGACTGTTGAGTAAACATTATACCATGAGGTTTATTATTCTTACTACTCTTTACAGGTGCTGCTGATTGCCAATCCTTTGTACTAAAAACCTTTTCTTTAAAGAATTTTTTCTTAGTCTCATAGTTTTTATAATTAGCAATAGTAGCACTTATTGTATGAGAACCCTCAGATAAATAAACCTTCGTTTCTTGTGGCCATTTATTCTTAGATGTATCTTTAGGTTTTACTACTACATCTAAACTATCTCTCTTATACTCTTCATCCCTAAATTCAATATTAGGATCATCCTTTCTACTTGCAACTTCTACACCATCAACCTCAATAATACCAAAGTTATCAACAGTACCCTTTAATGTATAATCTCCCTCATAAGGTGCATCTACTGTCCAAGTTTGTTTCCATCCATCCTGATTACCTGTACCATCTGAACCAGGAGTATTGAGAGGAGGAATTGGGGATATTGCATACTTATTTGTCCACTTATGCCAATACCCAAATTTAACTGGATACCAAGGAGCACCATCAGTTTTCATCCGAGTATGCCAAATAGGACTCTCTGGACATTCTCCCTCTGCTAATACAGGTGGAACTATTGCTGGAGGTGGTGAAGGTGGTGGTGCTTCTATTGTTAATGCAACACCCATTGGATTCTGATTCCAACTCTTAGGATCTGGAACAGTTTTGAATGCCATCTCTGCCCTTATATCAATCGCCACTCCCATAGGATTGGTTGTTGCCCATCTACCACCTTTATTTGGTACAGGAGCAGGATTAGCAGGAGTTGGTGGTGGAGGAGCTGGTATAGAAGTCCATCCTTCATAATCATGATCCTCCCATTGAGAAGGATACCATTTTCCATTGTCACGTTGAACCTCCCATCTCTTCTTCTTCCAGTTATATCTATCTGCAAGGTTTGCATACTTCCAACTCCTTCTAGGTCGATGATTTGGAGACAAATTATCATCTTTATCAAATCCCCATACTCCCTGATCACCTCTGGTAACATAAGTATAATCACCACTTTGATTAGATGATCCACTTGCAGAAGAACCACCAACACCATCCCACTGATAAAGAGTTGAAGTAATAGTATAAGTTCCTGCCTTTATAAAGAAAGGATGAGTACTCTGTCCTGTATGAGTTCTTCCATCACCACGTACTGTAAATCCCTTTTTAAGAAAGTCAACCTGATCACCTATCTGTATTCGTACTTCATCATCAACATGAACATCTATATTATAAATTGTAGAAACAGGAAAATTAATATTTGACCATACAATTGTATGATTACCTCCATAAGGCATGTTTGGAAGAGATAAATTGGTATCGAAAGGAGCAACACCATACTTAGATAAGAGTCCACTCTGATTATTAGTTTTCCATAATCTTCTATCTGCTTTATCAATATACTTTAAGGTATTAAATACACTTCCCTGTGAAGTTTTTACATTAGCAGGATAAACTACTCTACTATCTGCCTTTGATAGTTGATAAGCATTCCTTGCAGCAAAAGTTACATTTTTAGGAGTAATAATCTGTAGAGTATTACCTTTTCTATGACCCTGATCATAGAAATCAATCTTCTGATCATCAGTCTCAGGTTGAACCCTAACATCTCCTGTATCAGCAATCTCAGGATCCTTAGTATATGGAAGTCTATCAAATGTTACTCTATACTTTCTACCATTCTTAAAATTACCTTTCTTACTTATATTACCTTTCTGTTTCCAATCTTTACCACCTTTACCTAAATTATTTGCAAGATTATCATCATTAAAAGGATCAAGACTACTAGCAACAACAGTACCAGAAGGATCTTTTAATATCCAAGCGACTCCTCCTGGATTACCCTTCCAAGTAGATCCATACTTAGGATTATTTCTAACTGTTGCAGCTAATTTATGAATACCTACAGGAACATTATTAATAGCAAACGTTCTTACCCTTTGATTTCTCCATTCAGTATCCCCTACACGGTTCGAGTCCCAATCAATTTTTGCAGTATCATCGGACTGAACATCAACAGTATAGTTACCTGGTTTTGTAATGTTAATATGCCATGTTCCTTTATTTTGTAAACCATTTTTTGAAGCATCATGAACTGGAAAAACAGCATGTGATCTTAAGAATGTAGTTCTAGAATTGTTTATCCAGTTAGTATCATTTTGATAACTCTTTATCCAAGGTTTTTGTTTTATACCATTATTAGGTAGTTGACGATCAGTTTTAGGAATCTCAAAGACTAAAGGATCTTTCTCTGTTTGTATTATAAGCTTAGTAATAGCAGGTCTTTCTTTGGGAGTATTATCTACAGGAGCAACACCTCCATACCTATAAGTTAGTGCCCAACTATCATGCTTAGTTGATCCAGATGATATTGAAGCACCTGCTGTAAAAATTCCTGATGCATCTGTAGTTTTGACCTGTAAATCATCATCATCGTCTCTAGAACCAACCTTATCACAAAAAATACATTTACTTGATCCTGTATCTTGTTCTTTTCCCCTACGTCCAAAACGAGATTCCTTAAGACATCCCTGTTCAGTTGTACCACTCCTTCTACTTGATACTATATTATAATCTATATTAGGTTTGACATTAACAAATAAATCCTTTGCTGCAGCATTGTGTACATAGTTATCTGAATTTATCTCAAAACTATGAGATCCATCTGCTGCTGTAAATCTAAAGTTTAATCCATCACCACCACCAGAAGTATAAACTTGAAATTTAGCTTGTACTTTCTCAGGTATAGTTGGTTTTGGTTTTTCTTCTCCATCAATACTTTTATCCCAGAAAAAGTCAAAATCTATATCAACAAGATCATTTCCAGATACTTTATAGAAATAATTCTTACCTTCTCGTATAAACTTTCCACCTGCTTTTCTAATTATTGGTTCTTGCTTTGGTTGTATCGGTGCTTTCTTTGTAGTTGCTTCATTATGAAGTTTAAAAGTTACTGTCTTTGTTGTAGCAATACCAACTTCATATTTAACTGGTTCAGCCGTTCCATTCTTAGCATTTAATGACGCTATCTTCTGATTATCAACATATAGATCACCAGTATTAATATCACCATCATACAAACCTCTAAAAATATATTGACCTCCCCAAGGAAAATCTATATCCCACTTAAAATCAAAAGTCTCACCGCCATGTGCAGATCCAATTTTATCTGATGGTTCTACTGGAGAAATTCCATATAGATTCATAAAATCTGACCATCCAGGAGCAGTAGCACCATATCCTATAGTAGTTACTTCTCCACTACTAGACCAAGTAATATGCTGTTTATTTAATTCTTTCTGACTATTCCACCAAGGATTCTTTAAGTTCTTAAGATTCTCTAGATACTTATCAATCTCACTCATCAAAGGATCTTCTGCATATCTAGAATATTTTTCAGGATCCCAAGCACCAAGATCTTTTCCATCAACACCCCATAGTTTACCATAGGGAATACTAGTATCATCACATATCGCAGGTTGATTCTCATCTAATTCATCTTTATAATATTTCCAAGACTCTACACAATTATCACCATCAGATACACCAACTCTAACAACTGCACCCTTACCAATACCACATTGATCTTTAACTTCAACTTTAGGTGGATATTGATAACCAAAACCAGGTGCTACAATATCTAATGTTAATAAACCACCATCTTCTCCAATTACTGGATTAGCAAAAGCACCTACACCTCCTCCACCATAAAGGTGTGCTTGAGGAACTTGACTACACTTATGCTGAAAATCAACAGCACCCTCCCCAGAACATGGATCTGCAGGTGTACCTTCTGATTCAGATTCTATAGAATCTGGTGTTAATGCATTAACATCATCTATACCAAGATATTTTATACTTTGCCTATTCCTAAGAACAAATGCAGTATTTGGATGCTCTTTCTCATAATCATTTGCTTCACATAAACTTACTCCATCAACAAATCCCCTGACACTAGAAATATATCCCACACTAACTTCTTTCTGAGTAGGAGGTTGAAATATATTAAATTGGGTTGCAGCAATTGCCATCTATTCTATACTATATCCAAAATACATATTAGATATTTATCAGGATAAACCAGGAGCATTTATCCTAGATCTAACTTCATCATATTTCAATTCAGGTTCACCGATATCAGGTTCTATAAATGGTATACCTTGAAGTGGTTTTTGTTCAAGTGGTTTTACTTTTTTATGAACATTAGAAACGTTTGGTAATTCAGCATCCTCTTTAGATGAACCACCCGATCCTAACTTATACATATCAGACACCGCCAAATTAGGAGGCAACTCAAACGGGAATACATTACCAGTAATATTCTTAAACTGCAATGCTTGAGTTAAATTACCACCAACAGAAGTAATAGATCCTAATATATCATCTAAACTTTGTCCTGTTCCTGTTAATTTCTTATCAATCTTAGTACTAGTAGATGTAGTAGTAAATGTTGCATCAGTTGACCTAACTCCAAAATTAGTCTGATCAACAAATATAACATCACCATCTTTATAATCAGCACCTTTCTTAATTATATCAATACCACCTGGATTAATTGGACCTTGTACTAACTCCAGTCTAAAGGATCCATTACCAGCAATAGAACCTGGTCCTCCTTGCATATGAGGATAGATTATATCTCCTGCTTTATATCCAGTACCCATAGTATGAACTCTTACTGTTTGTATTTCACCTCCAGCAACAGTCATATTAATTACCATACCAGTTCCAGCACCACTAGTATCACAAATAGTTCCTGACTGGTTACCATTAACATAATTAGTTCCTCTTTCTATCCAAGTATAATGTTCAGCTTGTGCAGCACCCTTTCCACAAAGACCACCACTATCTACTTTAATATTAACTACACATCCCTTACCTAAACTTGTACTAATTCCAGGATTAATATTACCATAGATACCAGTTGCAACAGATGTTGCAGTAATATATGCAGTACCTCCTCTTACTTGATCCAATACTTCTTCATCAGTAAATGACATTATCTGACCAGCAATAGACTTACTACCAGTAGAAGTTGCTCCAGATTCTGACAACATCTTTTGCATATCATTCATAAAATAATTAATACTCTTGACAATATTATCATTTGCAGTATCAATTAATTTCCTATTTTGACTTATAACTTTTGCGGCCAAATCTTCTGCAAAACAATCTTTTAATTTTGGTTTTGTTGGATAGTCAAGTTCCTTTGTCAAATCAACGATAGTGTTTTGGGTACTCTCCATTATAGAATCTTGATCAGGATCTAATGCAGCATAATCAGTTACAATGTTTTGAGCAGCATTTATCATATCAACTGTTGCATCAGTACCTGGATCTCCACCAGTAAGTCCAGTTTGATCCCTAATTTGCTGATCAATTGAACGATCTATCCTACCTTGGAACTGTTTAATTATCTCATCCGTATCTAAAGTCTCTTCTAGTACTTGTTCTATAGTTCCACACATATTGTCAGCAATTTGATTATAATTCTGAAGCGTTTGTTTTCCAGTTATCTCTTTCATATCTGCCATCATCCACCTTTGACTAGATGGCATCTGTGCAACCTTCTCTGCTAATTCTTTGTTTAATGTCTTTGATACATATTCCATCATCTTATCCATAATAATCTTCATATACTTTGATATCTCACATGCAGCATTTGCTTGAACTGCCTTCAGATTACGTAAGTCTTTATTCATAGAAACAGCATCAATATATCCACCATCCTTTAATGATTTCATATACTTATCAACATCCTGTGTCATATTATCCATAACAATTTGCATAGACTTCAGAGAAGACCCAACAAGATCATCAGGTTTCATAACAGGTATAGGTTTTTCATATAAATCATCTCTTATAACATCAGCAGCACCAGTTAAATGAATAGCATCTGCAGTCTCCTTAGTTGCTCCTGGTTGTACAGGTGCATCAGCAGCATTTGCATTCTTAATCCTGTTCTCAATACCTTTCTGAACATTCTCCCTAATATAAGAGAATAATTCTTCACCCTCTAATCCCAGTTCTTCACCTTGTCTTCTAGCATTATCAATATCTGCCTGTTGCTGTGGAGATACTGGTTTATTTACAGGGGTTCCTAGATTATTAGTAGGCAATCCCTGATTTGCTTCTTCCTGTGCTTGCTCATTTGACTTTGGTTTCTCAACAACCAAATCAGTTTCAGGGACTACTTCTTTAGATGCTCCTTGTTTAGGAACTTCACCATCAGAAAATCCACTTGTCGGACCAAAATTATTTTTACCTTCAGCAGCAGCTCCTATTCCATCTTGTGCTAATTTTGTCTGGGAATTATTACCAAGCACTCCTATAATAACAGGAACACTTTGTTCTTTACCATCTAAAAAGAATCCAAAAACAAAGTTACCTTGACGGAGGTTTGCAGTCTGAAAAGCACTACCCTGACCTCCACCAGCAGTAACTGGGTACATTATCTGTGCCCAAGGTAACTGATCAGATGCAACAGACTCTTCTTCTTTATCATGAAGACCAATAATCCTTACCTTATATCTCCTACCCCATCCTGGAACATTTTGCCTATTAGCATGTTTACCTGGGGTTATATTATCCCTCCACACAGAGTCGTCAGCAATCTGACCGACCCACCAGAAGAAGTCAGCACCTAAAAATCCTGAATTAAATAATGAGCCCCCGATATCCATAGATTAATCGTCGTATACCTTACATTCATCTGCATCTGGATGATTATCACAATAGATCTCTAAGTGTTGATCTTCATGTCGTGTATGATAATCATTAATCTTAGCATCATTAGGATCAATTACATCATCCTTATGATACTCTTCATAATAAGCATGAGAATTTTCTAAATCTTCTTTAGTGTACTCATGCATACCGTGATTGGTATGCTCCTTACCATCTTTAGGGTCAATATAGACCTCATGTTCTAAGTCGTGTTTGATATTCATAAATTTTCTCCTAAGATTAGGTTGATGTACCCTTTCTACCAACAGTATCCCTAACTAAATTTAACTTAGTATAGGTAGCCTCTGTGGTTAAATAGTGGCATAAATCCGCTATAATATATATCCCACCAGCTTCCTGGTCGGTTCCACCGTCTTTTTCTCTTGATAATCCAGGTGCATCTACAAATATAGCATTACCTACATGTAATGAAAAGTCTCCAGGTATGGTAATCGTGACTTTTGATGAATAGAATTGATTATACCTTCTGATTGCTTGATTAGTTATGTTTAGATACTCAAAATTCTGTTCCTCTGCACCATCAATTTGATCAGAAGTATCTCCAGTTGGTAATGATCCCCTATCAACCAAACAATAAGTAGTCCTAGTAGAATTTTTCTGAGGTTGATTAACCCTCTCAAACTCATCATTTAATTTAGGCAGTCCTTTACCTGCAGATTGTTCAGTATCTTTATCCTCTGCTTTATCAGTAACTACTTGATAGTAACAATCAAAAGGATCAAATAATATTATTTTACTATCATAAGCACCTAACTTTAATTTCTCTTGAACATTAACACGATTATCTAACTTATATTCTAAAGCTTTCATGTCATATCCTTCAGGTATGTTTGCCCCTTTAGATTCAGGTGTTTCATTATAGATAATAGATTTAACTTTTTCGTTTTGAGAAGGATCTAATAAAGTATCTAATGATTTAAAATGAAATCCATCAGAAGTCTCATAAAAAAAGAACCCTGCTGCCTTTCCCTTCTTACCCACAGGTACAGATTTCTTTGACAATGCATTCACCATAAAAAATGGTTTCTTATTATTACCTATAAAATTAAAATTATTTTCAACTTCTTCAATGTCTAATTCCTTTTCTGTAGCAAGATAGTTATCATTATCTTTTAATATATCAGTAATATGATCACTAATCTTACCATCATATCTAGTATTAACTCTTATCTTTTCATTTAATATAAACTCCTTAGATACTAATTCTATTTGTATCAATTCAGTACTAGTATCATTTTCTATGGGTGTTATCTTATTAACATACAAAACTAATTTTGGATCTGCCCCTATAGATACCTCATTATTATCCTCAAACTCAATCTCAACTCTCTCCTGTCCTACCAGAGGTAGACCTTCCCTTACAGTCTTACCCTCCTTAGTTGAATCTCCTGAATCAACAAACCTTACAGTAACTCTAAGAGTATCCTGTAGAATACTCTCAAAATACATAAGCAAAGAAATTCCTGGTGAAATATCTACTGCTTCACCACTCTCATTAGATATAATTGTTACAGATTTAATTGCAGAAGCTTCTGCAGCTAACCCAAGTACTTTTGCGGTCATTTTATTATTACTCCATAGTTATATTTAACCAAACTGATCAAGAGACTCATAAGGATCCTCTCCAGAAGCAGAGGATGCAGCAAATGGATTAACATCACTCTTAGGTGATGGTTGAACAGCAGTAGAAGAATTATTCTGAATAATTACTGTTGATCCAGCACCTTCTTCATATGAAGCATGAGAACTCACTGAAGATATCTTTTCATTAGTTGAACTTGCACTCTTAGTAGTAGCACCAGCAACTTGTAATTTAGGTGTGTCTGCTTCCTCCTCAACTAAAGGAATCTTCATTGCTTCACCTACACCCATAACAAAATCAGTTATAGAAGTATGAATTTTTTCAACCTTCTTCTTATATAATTCTTTCAATCTTCTCTTCTCTTTCTTTACAGGATCTTCTTTCTTCTTCTTTTCCTCTTTAGGTTCACCCACCTCTGAAACAGATTGAGATTGTTCTGTAGCAGGTTTACTTGGTCCACCACTAGATGGGAAGAATGATTCCTTCAGATGCTTAATCATAAAGACAGGATTCATTAACTGCCATATTGCAGGGAAACCTTCTACCTTACCATCCTTAACCAAACCTTTTAGCAATGGATGCAAATTAAATATAGTTCCTAATATCTCAGGAATACTGGGAAGAGAACTTAGTAATTTCTTTAATGAGAATCCACGAATCCATTTAGGTATAACCCTCCAACCAGGAACCTCAAAATCCATCATCCCTTTGTAGATAGGATTGATAGACAGGAACTTATACATATAATGCCCAATACTCTGAGCAGGGAACTTCACCATTGGGAAGGTAGTAATAAACCTACTAAATCCATCCTTAAAGAATAGGAATATATTCTTTCCTACATTAAAGATCTTCATAAAGCTATCTTTCAGGAACTGAAATGCTGCTTTAGGATCTCGTTTTATAATCAGATAATATAATAACTCACCAACAAACACACCAATTGTTTCACCAATCAGTGTACCAAGAACAGGAATAGGTATAAAGGTTCCAAGTGCTCCACCTAATGCTGCACCAAGTGCCTTGAAGATAGCCTTACCTGGAGGATCTCCTGTTAAGAGAGATACAATACCTACGATAAGGGGTCCCATGATAGGAATCCTTCCAAGGAATCCTTTTACTGCTGGCATTGCACCCTTAATAGCAGGAGCAATGAACTTAGCTGCCTTACCAAATATCTTACCAGCAATTCCTCCTACCTTACCTGCTGCTGCTTTACCTCCAACCTTAAATATACCACCAGCCTTACCAAGTAATCCCTTACCCTTACTCAATAAGTTAGCACCCTTACCAAGTATATTACCTGCTGTCTTAGCAACATTAGATACCACATTCTTAACACCTGGTATCTTCATCAGGTTTTTACCAACCCTCTGTGCTATATTCTTTGCAAAATTAAGAGCATTCTTAATAATATTCTTAGCAAACTTTGTTACCTTCTTGAATATTATCTTTGCTATTCTAAAGACTCTTTTTATATGAGCAACAATTGCCTTAAATATTTTCTCACCAACTATCTTCCATACAAGAAATCCATTGATAAGAGTATTTAAGTGACCCATAAGGTCTTCAATTAACTTAGCACCCTTTTCACCAACAAGATTCTTGATGAGACCCATTCCCATATCATAAAGTTTATAACCCCAATCAATAAAGGTCACTGCAAATTCAAGAAGTTTACCAGCAACCCATATAATCTTATCTACAATACCTAGAAGACCTTTAGCAAGAGGAATCAACTTTGGTAATAAAGGAAGCAATTGCATTCCAATATAACCAAGTACTAGAGTACTAAAGAAAGTTTGTAACCTTTGCCAAAGACCCATAACTTGTTTGGGTGCTTTCAACTTAATTCCTTTTTTCTTCTTCTTTGGTTTTGCTTCTAATTTCTTTTCTGCTGCTGCTTGTTCTGATGCTTCTTGTGCTGCTGCTGCATCTGCTTTCCGTGCTTTCTCTGCTGCAAGAGTACCTTTTAATATACCATCTATTGCAATAACTTTTGATTTGATTCTAATAATATTATCTTCTACACTACCATACTCACCATCTACACCAGTATGTTTCTGAATAGCACCACCAGGAGAAGGAACTAAAGAAGTAGTAGGTCGAACAACAAGTGCTCCACCTTTTGCTTGGTCAGCTTCAGGACCACTACCCCTAACCTCTGCAATAAGTTCATCTAACGATGGTCTTTTGGCACGAGACTTTTTCTTTCTATTCAATAACTTATCAGTGGCAATCTTCTTTGCCTTACCCTTGACTGCTCCAGTCGCTAATTTTTTACCCAGTGCTGCCCAAGCCATATTATACCGTTATCCCCAATAATTTTTGTTTAGTAGACTTTCTTGCTGGATAAACAACAGGAAATGCTGGAATATTTGATCCACCAGGTTCAGGAGATGGACTAGATCCTCCTCCATCTTGCTGAATAATAGTTACTTTAGATTCATTTGATGCAGGAGGAGTAATATTTGCACCACCCTTCTGGATCTGTGATATCTTTGCCTTTGCTTTCTTAATAAGATCTGCTCCACCACCACCTTGCTTATCAAAATCAAAGAATCCACCAGTAGCAGCATCAGCAGCACCTGCTAACATTCTACCAATTCCTGTTGGTTTACCTGCTTCTCCTCCTCCCGATGCTGGTCCCAAACTCTTATGCGTATGATCCTTAAGGGCATAGGAATTATGCAATTTAATATGCTTCTTCTTAGGTATACCACCAGTTAATTTCTTAATAGTATTACTTGCAATATTAGTGATCATACCTTTCACACCACCAATCAACTTCATCATTATACGTATCTGAGGACTAAGAACTTTCTGTGCAGCACCCCATATCTTACCTAGTATACCTTTACCATCCTTACCATCCTTACCAGATTCGCCACCAGAACCAGAAGCACCATCGGATCCAGAAGAACCATCAGATCCCGAAGCACCATCAGATCCAGATCCCGAAGCACCATCAGATCCTGAAGCACCATCAGATCCCGAAGCACCATCAGATCCTGAAGATATATTTGCTGGCTCTGGAGGAGTATCACCTACCATACCTCCACCTGAGAAGTGTGGAACTTTTACCATATCTGGTTTATTAGTTCCACCTGCTGCAGCATTCATACCAGCAAGAGTATCAGCACCATATTCTTGTACAGCACCTCTACTCATTACAAACTCACCATCAGTGAGCATAGCAGGAACTCTATCCTTACCCTTTGGTCCCTCTACTACACCACCTCTATCCTCTTCCTTATCTTTTACCTTACCACCATCCTCATACTTATTAACCTTACCACCACCAAATAATTTCTGCTTAGGTTGTACTTGCTGCTGTTGTTGCCCTCCTCTTCCTCCTGTCGGTGCTTGTTGTTGCTGTTGTTGTCCCGTTTGGTCTGCTTGCTTTTCTGCCTTTGGATCTTGTCCAGGTATTTTAGTATCTGTATCCTTTTCTATACCAGCAACTGCATCATCTCCTGCTTTATCTAAATCTTTACCACCACCCGTTAATAATTTCCCTATCATACTGGGTATATTTAATACCCATTTTACTGCATCAACAATCTTAGGGACACCCCACATTAATAATGCAACAACACCCACCAATGATATCATTGATGGTCCTAAGAATGCAATAAGTCCTGCAACTAAAACAGGCCACCAGTCTTTAACAAATCTGAATAATGAAGTAACCTTATCTGCATTTGCTGGATCACCAAACCAATCCAACAATGGCATAAGAACTTTACCTGCCAAGATTGCCACAAAGAATTGCTTAAGTCTTTCAAGAATGCCAGTAAAAGGTTTAAATAATTTTTTTGTAGTATCTTGTAACTTACCACCCAAACCTTTACCTTTAGATCCTCCTTTTTCTAAACTCTTTTCTTGTGCCTTTACTTCCTTCTCTTCTGATTTTATTCTAGCATCTTCTTTAGTATCTTGTTGCTCCTTATACTGATCTTGTATTGTCTTAAAAATAGAATCTACAGTATCTGCTATGGTAGATATAGGACTACTAATTGATTTTAATATTTTTTGTGCATTACTTTGCTCTCCTCCTCTTTCTTCTCCTGAAGCTGCATCTTCTTGATCAGGTGGTGTTACAGAAGTTGCTGCAGGATCTGGTTTACCAACCTTTACAAGATCACTAGTACCAGTAGTATCAGCAGCAACTTTTTCTGCCCCTTCTGCTGATGTACCTCTCTTAAATCTATCTGCAGTTATCTTTTTTCTTCTTTCTAGAAATCTTTTCTTTCTTTCTTGAGGAGTTAATTGCTCTCCATCAGCTGTAATACCATGAACATCTTCTGCATATGCATCAGTTTTTGTATATGGAGTACCCTTTGTAAAACTCTCAGTACTTATTCTTGTTCTTCTAAAACTTTTATCAAAAGCACCAGGACCATCTAATATATGAACAGATCTACCATCAGCACCTGCAGCACCTGCAGCACCATCAACACCATATCCATATCCATCAGCACCACCTGCTCCTGCAGCACCATCAATACCAAAACCATCAGCACCACCTAGACCTGAAGCACCTGCAGCACCATCAACACCATATCCATATCCATCAGCACCACCTAGACCTGAAGCACCTGCAGCACCATCAATACCAAAACCATCAGCACCACCTAATCCATCAGCACCAGCAGCACCAGCAGCACCACCTAATCCATCAGCACCAGAACCATCAGCACCACGAGCACCTCCTAATCCATCAGCACCACTTATACCATCCAGTCCATCTAAACCTCCTGGACCATATCCACCAGTACCACCAGCAACTCCATCTAATCCAGGAGAACCAATACCACTTGCTCCTGGAGCACCATCAGCACCATCTAAAGTTCCTATTCTACGAGCACCATCAGTATATGATCCACTACCTCTACCATCTACACCAGGTCTACCAGACCTACCTCTTGCACCTCTTCTACCTCTTTTTGGTTTCTTACCCCTTGGTTTCTTTGGATCTGGTCCTTTCCTACTTAGTGGTTTCTCACCCTCTGGTTCACCCTTTGGTCTCTTCCGTGCATCTCCAGTGACTACTTCCTCCAATCCTATCACTCTAAAGAGGAGTGAAGATTGGATTCCTTCCAATCCCATCACTCGACGTAAAGTTTTCCTTTGCATTCCAAAGGACTTACTTAATGTAGAATGTATCTTTGGTAAATCAGTTAACTTTTTCTCAATTCCATGTATTATATCATGATTTAAGTCAACTCTAGCCGCCAGCTTATAATGAGGGTCATGCTTCCCCCTCAACTGCCCTATTATATTGGTGTTCTTACTAGGCATTAGAGTTTTTCTGCTTTTGTTTTAGTTCTTCTTCCTCAAGATGTTGTTGGAGAAGACCCACATAAATGTCTCGTTCCCAAGGCATCATATTCTCAATCTCTGTCAAGCTATATTTATGGTACTGCATCAAAGCAAAATTTAATCTGAAGTAATTCTCCAGATTCATATGCACCATTGCTACCCGAAAAAAGATGCTAATCCCTCAAGTACCACTTCACTTTTCTTCTTAGTCTTGGGATTAGTTACTTGAATAGTATGAGATAACTTAGGCATAGTCTCAAAGAACTTCTCAATTTCCTTAAACTGAGTTGAATTCATTGACTCAAGAAACTCATTCATCTCTTTCTTTGTGCAATCAGCAGCTGCCCATACCTCATCTTGGGTATAGATCTTATCAATACAAGTTGCAATCAACTCGAATGATTGTGCCATTGCATTCTTCTCATCAAAATCAAAATTATTTTTAATGAACTGATCCAATGAAGGATAAGACATCTCCATCATAATATCATCATCAACTTTTACCTTATTGGTATGTTCATCACTCTTCTGAACTTGAATATCATCTAGATCAATAAAGACTGGAACCTGAGTCTTCTCATCATCAGGACAAATAATATTAACTTCAATCTCTTCTCCAACAGACTTACCACGAATGTTGAGGAACAGATATTCAATATCAAAAGTAGGAAGTTTCTCTACTTTAATTCCTTTTGTAAGAACACAACTCTTTAATACTGCTTTAATAGCATTTGTTATTTCTTTATTGTCTTCACTTTCAAGAGCAATAACTAAAACCTTTTCCTCTTTCACAAGGAAAGGTCTATATTTAATTGTCTCTCCAGAAGATGGTAGCTCCAACTCATAGGTAGGAGTCGCAATTTTTGGTAAAGGCATAATATCCTAATACAATTCAGTGTACTTTATTTATAGGGGTTTATATAGATTAATTGTTAATTGCATTTGCAACATTTGTTCCTACAATATTTCCAGCAAGATCTCCTAATGCATCATTACCTGTTGCCTTATCAACAACACTATCAACTAAATTAGCTGCTATACCACCAAGAAATCCTCCAATATTAAAACCTGCTTGCTGTCCTGGTGTTGGTATAGTAATAGGAGGAGTATTAAGTGGTCGTGCAACGTATCTAATATATGTCATTGATACATTGCATGTCATTAAACTAGATCCTTCATATGTAACTGGCATAGATGTTATTGCCAAAGGATATGCTCTAACAAATTCATACTCTATAGATCTACCATAATCCCTCTCAAACTTTCTAACCTTTAACCCTTGATTAGCAATATACTCATCAGGATATTGACTTCTATAATAATAATTTGTATTCATCAATTGATCTCTATTAGTCTCACCTACAATATATGATATCCAATTCTCAAAAAATCTAATAGGAGTATAGTTACCAGAATCTACATAAAAAGTTAGATCAATTCTGTCATCATATATTCTTCTATATGCATGTCTCTCAGTTACCCCATGAAATGAATTCTGTATCTCAGTAGTTGCAAGGGAAGAACCTGGAAGACTTGCTTCAGAGCACAACAAATTTAACTGTTCTTGATTTGTTCCTAACGTAGATCGAAGATTAGTTGGTACAGGAATTTCCACCTCAAAATGAGAGGTTAGAGATGGACTAAGCAAACTATTTTTAATCTGCGTGACTGACTTGGGACTTGCCATCTATAAATAATTTTTTACCTTATATATTATGTATGGCCGAAAGTAAAAAGAGTTTATATAAACCATCAAATCCAAGGAAATATAAAGGTAATATTAATAATATTATCTGTCGTAGTTCTTGGGAAGAAAGATTCTGTAACTACTGTGATCTAAATGAGAATATTGTAGAGTGGGGAAGTGAAGAATTCTTTATACCCTACCGTGCTCCTGATGGAAAAGCACGTAGATACTATCCAGACTTTATTATGAAAGTAAAAGAGAACACAGGTAAAATTAGAACCTATGTAATAGAAGTCAAACCATTTAAGCAAACAAAACCACCAAAGAAAAGAAAGAATGTGACTAAATCATACATGTACGAATGCAAAACCTATGCAGTTAACCAAGCAAAATGGGTAGCAGCAAATGAATGGTGTAAAGATCATGGAGTTGAGTTTAAGATTATAACAGAAAGAGAACTAGGATTAAGATCATGACAAATACTCCTGGTAAAGAATTTGTATTTGATCCAGAATTTGATCAAAATATAAACAGGATCGTAGGGAATGATATAAACCTCAGAACCGATGACCCTGAAGAAATGATGCTAGAAATAATGGAGTTATTAAATGATACTGTGACACCTATACCAGAAGTAGGAAAATTCTATACCTTTGTATATAATGCTAAAACTCCTGGTAAAGCATATGATCAACACCCACTCATTGCATGTACTTCAATAGAGCAATGGGGATTCAAGGGTATCAACTTTCATTGGAGACAATCTAGAAACTATACATGGCAAGAGTTAGCAGGACAATTATATATTGTTCAATATAATGAGCTTGATGACCTAATGGCAATACCATATGGAAAATTTATCCTAAATAAATAAAAACCTTGTCGAATGGCAACATACGGAAGCAGAGATAGTGGTAATTTTTCTTACTCGCATCTGAAGAACTGCCCATACTATACTAAAATAGATTCAATAACTGGAGAAATAACTCTTAAGAGTACTACAGTAGCGGATCCTAATGTAGAGGGTGCTTATGTACCAAGTGGATCAGAGTCTGAAGATAGAGAAATAGGAACTATAGATCCAAAGACAGGAGTATTTACAGCAACAGAAAATTCTGGTACAAGTACAGATGAAGGAAAGTTTTTCTCAAGTCCTGAAGGAATAAAATCAGTAAAAGAATCGGCAACAATAGTAGCAAATAAATCACAACAAGCATTGGGAGTAGATCCTTCTGTAGCCACAGCAAATACCTTAGATCTATTATGGCCAAATAAAGCAAAAGGATCTGATGAAACAGGAGACTCATCTAATCCAACATCAAATATGAATCTCTCCGATATTACTAATAGTTTATTCGGTGCGTTTGGAGTTAAAGGTAGTGGTGGAGGTGGTGCTGGTAAAAACTTAGTTTTCCCCGAAGCATTAAGATCAGATGATCAAGATGTAATACAATTTAAGATGATTAAATTTAGACCTAGAAAATTTGATGTTAGTGGAAAGAACATATCAGGTTTATCACAGAAAGGTATGATGGAATTTACAGAAGGATCAGTCACCCTTCCTATTCCTGGTGGTATTAATGATTCTAATGCAGTTAACTGGGGTGAACAAACCATGACTTCTGCTCAAGCACTAGCAGGTGCTGCTGCAAGTAAAGCATTAGAAGGTGATGGTAGTGGAGTTAGAGAAGCTATTAATGAAGAAAACATGAAGGCTGCAAAGACAGCACTTAAAGCAGAAGTAGTAAAAGCAGCAACAGGTACAGACTCCGCACAATTTCTAGCAAGAACTGAAGGGGTTGTAATGAATCCTAATATGGAATTATTATTTGGTGGTCCCCAATTACGTAGTTTTGGATTTACATTTAAGTTTTCTCCAAGAAATGCTAAAGAAGCAAAAACATTAATATCAGTTATTAGATTCTTTAAGCAAGGAATGGCTCCACAAAAACACCAGAATGGATTGTTCCTAAAGGCTCCCAATACATGGATGTTAAAGTACTTACATAAAGGTAAAGAACATAAGTTCCTTAATAAGTTTAAGGAATGTGCTTTACAATCCTGCAATGTTAATTACACACCAGATGGAAACTATTCCACTTTTCGTGATGGTGTAATGACTGCATATGAAATTACATTAGGATTTGGAGAGACAGAACCAGTATTCGCTACTGATTATGATGGAAGCACTTCAATAGGTTTTTAAAAAATGAAAAAGTATTTCAGACAGGTTCCAGATTTTGATTATGTAAGTAGGCTTCCTGAGTCTAAGATATCTGATTACGTTAAAGTAAAAAATCTTTTTAAGAAAGGAAAACTTAGAAATGATATTTTCCAGGATGTAACAGTCTTTACAAAATATCAAATTTCAGGAGATGATAGACCAGATAATGTAGCATTTGAGGTATATAATAATCCAGATTTAGATTGGATCATATTACTGTCAAATAATATAGTTAATATACAAACAGAATGGCCACTCCCACAAAATGATTTTGATAAACTACTCCTAAGTAGATATAAAAATTATGAGAATTTATATTCTGGCATACATCATTATGAAACAACTGAAGTAACTAATAGTCAAGGTGTTGTTATAGTACCAGCAGGTTTGTATGTAGCATCTGATTATAAAACTGAATACTATGATTACTATCAGGACTCATTAGTAACAGTACAAGATGCTGTCAAAGCAGTAACAAACTATGAGTATGAAGAAGAACAAGAGAATAAAAAAAGAAATATATTTATACTTAAAGAAAGATATCTAGGAATAGTTTTAGATGACATGCAAGATATTATGCCATATAAAAATGGTTCCACCCAGTATGTGAGTAGAACCATTAAGAGAGGAGAAAATATTAGACTTTATTAATTACTCCTCTGCGAGTTTCTGAAAATAACTTAGTGCATCATCCTCTTCAGATGACTTAGATGCCACGGATGCAGCAGCTACTGGTTCTTTACTCTTAAAGTCAGGAGTAAATGACCCACGACTATTATCTTCCTCAAAAACCTCTTCGTCTACACGACGAGCAGGTTGTTTGTGTCCTAGAACATAATCCAAACGCTTCTTCAGGTCATCATATGACTTGAACTGGTCTGGTGCGGTAACAGCAGCAAGTGAATACTGCTTCTTCCACAATGCTTCTAGTGCATCGTCATCATCTAAAAGAGGAGATACTGCGTCGAACTCTGACTTGTCATAGTTCCAGTAACCATCCTTCTTGACAATCTTCAACTTGAAGTTTGCACCTTGCCAGAAGTCAAAAGGATTGATTGGAGTTTCATCCTCAAACTCTGGTTGCATTGCTTCCATAACCTTATCAAAGATCTTCTTACCAAACTTGTAGAGGAATACTCCACCCTCATTTTGAGGATTGGTAGGATCTTTTACGACATAGATGTTTGCATAGTAGGAAAGCTTACGCTTCTGTCTACGAACAACATCCTTGTCGGATTCATTACCACTGTTCCAGAGCTCACGATTGTGCTCTGAGACTGGATCCTTGCCACCTGTTGTGGTCAAAGAATTTTCAATGTACCAACCACCTGGTCCTTGAAATGCATGTGAATACACTTTTGCCCAAGGGATATCTTCCCCTTCTGGTGCTGGTAAGAAACGGAGAACGGCATAACCGTTACCTGTTTTATCTACTTCTGGTTTCCAAAGGCGATCATCACCTCCACCACTAGTAGTATTCATCTTCTCCACTTCCTTAACTAGTTTTTGAGTTAAAGATCCTAGAGAGGACTGCTTTTTTAAGTCGTTAAATGACATTAGATTTGTTTTTAGATTTGGCTTTTAAGTACTCTACTATACTATCAAGATTCAGATTCTTTGTCAATCTGTTGTTTCATCATCTTAACCATCTTATTCATATCATCCCACATCTTATTGATGTCGGAATTCTTAGGAAATCCCATCATAGATGCAGACTCAATGATCTGCTCTTTCATTTTCTTTGCTTCGGGATCATCAGAAAGAGACAAACGAGTATACATTACACGTTGTTTATCAACAAGTTTTTCCAGGATATCAATATGATATGCCTTATCTTCATTACTCATAGTCAGAAACTTAAAGACATTACTATAGACCTCCTCTTGGAGTTCATGAATCTCTGCCATTTCAGCACGAACAACTTCAGATTGAAAAAAACTCATAATACTACTTTCTGTAAGATTTTTTTATAGCGGAATACATTTATATTTAGGAAAGGTTTATACTTTTTGATTTTTAGACTGACGGTTTCCCATACAGGATCATCTAGTTTCTTATCCCACTCTTCCCTATACCCTAATATTCTATCACATATTACCATAGTTTCAAGTGATACCTTCCCACCCAAATACTCTTTCAGAATATCTGGATGCCTTGACCCATCAACATAAAACATTGCATCGAAATTACCATCAGCAAAAAGAGAACTAGTTTCTTCCTTAAAATTATATGAAAGAGACTCTACTTTCTTTTTCCAATCAACATACCTTGCTTCTCCATTCTTTATCATATCACCAATCCACATTGTACCTGGATCAGTAGTACTGACAAAGTTAGATACAAAAAATTCTTCTACTTCTTTATCGGTCTTCTGACGTGCAAACTTCTCAAACCAAAATCTATCCTTTCTCTTATAGAAAGCTTGTCTAGTTGCTCTAGTTTTACCAGCATACTTATGATAATCATACTTATCTTTAGTAAAGTGATTCTTTAGAGAGAGATAACAACGGTAAGCATCAAAGGGCATCATCTTCTTCTTCTACACCTTCCAATTCATCAATCCAATCTACAGGAACTTCATGCTCCCCTATTCTATATGTGTGACCTTTACCAGGCAAGTCTCCAAGGTACTCAAGATCAGTAAAACTATGCTCCCTTAACATTGCTTGGAGACGATAGTGTGTCAATTCAGATTTAGTTGGCATGATCAAACAGGTAATTTTGCTCTAGTCGTTCTCTTCATAAAATTAAGTTCTTGTGCATCACACTTAATTTTTTCCTTGAGTGGTTTAGAAATAAGTTTAGGAACTGACTCTACATCAACACCATTCTTATCACAGAAATGTACAATAGCATCAATATAATTCATGTCATTATTATGTAAGACAAGACTTTCTATCTCCTGTGCAAACTTAGTAGGGCAGAAGAATTTACTCTCCATCACCTTTTCTAATTCATTCTTTGGTGTCATTTTTTGCCCCAGTGTGGTTACTAACAAACTCTTTAATATAACGAACCAGAAGTTTAATATAATCCCCTTTGTTTCTTTTGTCAAACACCTTGACTTCACCACCAGGAGTTACCATAAGGGTGATCAATTTCTTGACAGGGATACCTGTTAGTTCGTAGTAAGCTGCTGC